TAGTCTTATAGATATTAGCCTCATCCAATGTTTCAAATCTTTGTAAATCAATCTGATCATTACTTTGGTCCCTAGAAAAAACATAAAACCATTCCATAACTTTTAATTTAAAATAACAGTATCAGGTTGTAAACCACCATTAGCACAACATGAGCTTAATATAGCGTTTTCCTCCTCAATACTAATAATATAATCATTTAATTTAGCATTTTCCTGCTCCAAATCAAATATCAAATCAATATGAGTAGCATCCTTATCCTTACACTCATTTAATAATTGATTTAACGCTCTACTTTTCCCAAATTGCCAAGTCATAATAAGCATAGACAATATTATTATTAATGATATAAATCTTCCTTTCATATTAATTATAATTTACAGTATTAGCAGAATTAGTATCAGAATAATCAATTGCCATCTCATCAATTAATGATTCAATTCTATTCATCTGAGTTTTCATATCGAATATCTCCACTTGCATATCACTCAGGTCTTCCTCCATATGAAACCACCTATCCAACATATCAATTTCCCTATGTTTTAAAGTATGATTTTCATTTATTAACCACACAGCGCCAGTAAACGAAAGTATAATTAATATCATTAGTATATTATTTGTTTTCATAATTTTAACTGATTAATTTTTTTAAATACTCATTATATTTTAAGAACTGAGTTCGAGCCATTTGATCAATATATCCAAACTGCACTGCTTGATCTGCAATTTGTTTACGTAATTGTACAACACGTTTTTCAACATATGCTATGTGTTTACGTTTTTTATGTTTTATAAAAAAATTCATACAATAATAAATATCTTATTTTTTATTTTCTTTATCTCGCTCGTCCATTTTCTTTTGAAACTCCATAAAACTTTTATCTTTATCAGCTGATAAACCCCCAACAGTATAAGACTTATCATATTGCTCATCCCAAGGACCTTGTTCATCTGCACGTTCTAAAAAATCCAATACATCTGGATCATTAAATGGATCATCTTCATCATCTATTTCACCTTCATCATCTTCATCATATTCATCTGGTAATGGATCATTAACACTCAAAATATTTTCATCCTCCAAATACTCGGCTTTCTTATTTACCAAATACTTTTCTTCCCACCTATCCATATAACCATCAAACATACCTCTCAACACTTGAAATACCATCCCTAAAAAAGTACTAACAATAACAATTGAAAGCACCCATACTATTATTTCCATCACTTGAGATCCCATACACTAGGTTTTTCACGTTTAACACGTCTAATTTTTTTTAACAAGGGCATATTAACATTATCCCAAAATGCCCACCAATTACTCTGCTGCTGCTTCTTCCTCATCTAAATATTCTGATTTAACAAATGCTAATTCCTCTTTAGTAAATGAATCTGGACTATCTGAAACAATATCCTCCACATGCTCGTTAAAATACTCCTCAAATGTATCATTCAAATAGATATCATCATACAAATATGAATCAATATAAACCGAATAATGATCCTCCAAAGCATCCATTACTGTCTCTGCCAAATCGGAATCATAATAATACACATCCTCATTTATAGAAGGATTCCTATCATCCAAAGTAGCAACATACACCTCATACCCATCGGCAGTAGTTTCTGAATATACTTTAAACTCGGCTTTAGTAAAATCATCATGTTCCATAGAAGTATTCAAATACTCCAACACTATTTTCTTATAATCCAATTCCATGTTCTGTATATATGTAGGTTAATATTTATTATTGTTAAAAGAGCCTTTTGAATTTTGCTTCTCTATATTGTTGCGCTTTTGCTTTCTCCTCTTCCACTCATCTTGCTTCGCCTTTGCTTCCTTAATATGTTTCAAATCACTTCTCCAATTAGACATTGTTGCAACTGTTAATCTTATACTATTACTACCCATTTGATTTTATTTTTTTATTAACTACTAAATATACTAAAAACATAGCTAATGCAATATAACCTATGTTTAATAAATGTGGATGCGAATGCTCACCACAAATCCCTAATGCATGATAAATAAACTCTTTCATTTGTTTTTTTGATTTAATATACGAACTTTTTTATAACCTCTCACGTTATTTTTTATTTATTTTTGATATAATATGTTTATCTACTTCTTTATACTTATAAAGCATAACATACCTATCACATTTAATACCAAATGTACCTCCTGTCATTTTAGTAATTAAACCCTCTTTCATTATGTTATCATTTTTACAATAAAAATTAACACGATCACCTGTAGTAATTTTATTACCTTGATTGTCTCTAATTATTTCATCCATTGGCATAGTGTTTATATAAGCTGATTGCTGCGTACATAAATATTCCAAATACAAGGATTAAAGGATAAAGTATTACTAAAGGTATTACTATTAAACCCAATACTATCCAAAGTAGCATTATTTCTTCTTTACTTTTCATCTTTCTAATATTACAAATTCACCAAATGCGTTATCAAACACTTCTAATAAATGCTCATAATCGCCTTCCATCATTTCATTTATAAGAGCAGAACCATTATCTTTCCACCCTAATTGCTTTGCAAATCGCTTTGCATATCCCATTAATGCAAAAGCGTTACCATCTGGACCTGTTAAATCTATTATTATTGGGCCTGTATGGGGTTGTTTTTCTCTTATCATAACTTATTATCTCTGATTAAAATACACGTTTCATAATCTTCAATGTCCTCAAAATACTCTAATATAATTTTGGGATCATCATAATCTGAAGGTAAATAAAATTCACCTTTTTCTTCTAAGTCTTCAAAACTTAAATTACCTAAAAGTAGACCCAGAGCATTTTTATAGCTCTGATCTACTATTTCTGGAGTTAATATTTCTAATTTTTCCATAATTTTAACCTTTTTCAGTACCTAAAAAACCAGGTAATTTTTTTAATGAATTTGATTCTTCAACTTTTGGTTCTACAAATTTAATATCTTCATATTTAATTTTACCAGTCGTTTTATTATTTAACATATCAAATGTATAAAGTGTAACACAAGTAGGACCAAACTTTTGAACATTCATTGATTTACCAAACAAATTATCATTTTCTACAATACAATAACTCATTTCATCTGTCACTTCATGACCATGAACTTTATATTCCTGGATTCTACCTAAAACATCTTTAATACCACAAGTGAAAACAACATCTTTTTGTGTCATTAATTTTTCTCTAACTACTATATTTTTATCTTTTTTATTCATAACCTTTATTTTTTTAACTTACGATGTGAATATACGAACCCTATCTGTGGTAGCCAAATATTTTGACAATTGTTTTTTACAGCCCCCAAGAGCCCTTTCGGGCTAGAATCTTGAGGATTGGTTATGTTGTAGTTAAACCTTTATTCAGCATTCATTGCTTCAGTAAATAACCACCCAACGTGATTACTCTGATCAAGGCTAAAATGCAATTTATCCATTTTACCACCTCTTCGGTTTTTGCTGAAAAATAATACTCTACTACCATCAGTGAATTTTAAATGACCCATTCCAGTAAGCATATGCTTGAATCTGTTTGAACCTGCAAATTCACCACCTTTGGTAACTTGTTGTATTATTAAAAACGTTGTATTCTTTTTAGCTATATTCTCAGCTTTGTTATGCTTTTCAAGTAAATTTAATACTTGGCTCTCAGCATTCTTGAAAGTACCACCATGAAAATCTACAATGTTAGTACAAACTTCAGCCATACTATCTATTAGTACAACATCAAAACCTTGAGCTAATACGCTTTTTAATACTATTATAGGATCTTTTTCAATATAATCACCCATAAATAAAATATCTAATTGACCAAACTTTGGAAATCTTTTAACATATCCAAACATATCAATACTTGTCATCTCACCAGAAATGAATAAACATTTTTGACCTTTAGCTTGCAAATCAGCTAATATATCTAACATAACTGTTGATTTACCAACTCCTGGATCACCTACAAATGCAAAATTTGTACCTTTCATTAATCCACCTTCGCTTGAAAGCAAAGCATCTACTTTTTTACCAGTTGGCATTGGAACGAATAAATCTTTATCGAATGATAAATTATCCATTTTTACTAATTCAGGCTTCCATTTAGTAACTGTAGCATTACCTATAACTTGCTTTTTACTTGGACGACCTCTTTTAACTTTATTTTCTACTTTTAACATAACCTTTATTTTATATATTTTTTAACTTAACTACATGGTAAATATACGAACCCTATTTCAGGTAACCAAATATTTACGCAATTACTTTTATTAAAATGGTAAACCCTTTTCCCACTTTTCACCTACAGTCATATAATCTTCTTTCTTCCAAAATGGTTGTAACCATACAGGATTGTTTACCATTTCTAAATGGCAATATTGCTTAAGATTATCACTTAAATTATCATAATGAGTATCAAACTCAGCTAAAGCAATTTTATCAATTGTAGTATTTTTATTTTTAATCATAACCTTTATTTTTTTAACTTACGATGTGAATATACGAACCCTATTTCAGGTAACCAAATATCTCACGCAAGCTCTTTATCTAATTTAAAGTTGTAAAACATAGGGGTGAAGGATTCGAACTCTTCGTTACGCCATTACCTCGTGCATATTCCACCATTCGCACTCGACTTTGCATTTCTGCTTTCAGACATTTCCAATAGGTGGCTTACCTGCCATACCCCTACAATTTTACAGCTCTTCATCTAATTTGAAATAATTTACACCATCTTTTGTTGAAGCTTGTTGCCAAGGTAAATTATGACCCATTAATTGATCTAATTCTACTGCCATTTGATTTGACACTAGATAGTCAATTGTTGTTTTCATTACTACTATCAAAATGGTAAGGGATCTTTATCAGTCCATTTAGATGTTGATATTGTAGGTTCAGTAAGATCTTCTAATGATCTAGTTTTTATACCTGCAAATGGCTGCTCATAAATGTCTATTACTCTTGTATGGTCACCATTTATGTTTCTTTTAAGATTATGAGCCATTTTTCTAGCCATATAATCGTTATCTGCATAGACATAAGTGTCTATTACTACTGCGTATCTTTTTTTATTTCTCATATTATAATCCTTTTGCACTTATTGCTTCTAAAACTGCTATTTCAGCTTCTTTATCTGTATAACCTGCTTCAATAAACATTTCAAACAAGTTTTCCATTAATTCATCATTTACTAAATTACTCATAATGTTATACTTTTAATATTATAACTATACAACCAACCACACTCATCATCTTCAAATTCACTCGCTTCAACTTCATAACCTAATGGGTTAAATATTTCTTTTAATTTTATCAAATCTACTTCAGCCCAATAGCCAAATCTAAACATAATATATTCTTCACCATCAAATTTATCATATCTTGCCTCAACCTGGAAATCAGATGATCCATAATAATCTTGAACTTTTAATAATGTATCAAATTTTAATCTCATAACCTTTATTTTAATAATTTTTAATAAACTCTAATAAATCCTCTATAAACATTTCTCTCCCAGTTGGGCTTAATTTTTTTAACTTATATTTTATTTTGATAAATACTTCTTTCATAATTTTTATTTTAATAAATCTTGAATAATTAATTTTTTAAATTCTACACCAACACCTACTTCATTAGCTTCCTTTTGAGCTAATTGAATAGCAGTATCTGCTTTTAATTCACTAGTATAGTTTTTACTTTTAAAACTATTAAATATATTTTGAGCTTTTTCTAAATTTGTCATAACCTTTATTTTTGGCCCCCAAAAGCCCTTTCGGGCTTTTATCGGAAGGGGGTATTATTTTATATAAATTTAACTCCTAATTTTTCAAATGCAATCTCAAATGCAGCATATCTTCTATTTATTTCAAAATATTCATCCCAAGTAATAACTGGGTTTTCTGAATTTATAGCACAACATAATTCCCAATCGTGTTCAGATTTACTATTCCAACTTAAAACTAACTTTTCTATATTTTCTTTACTTAACATAACCTTTATTTATTTATTTATAACCTTAACTTCCCGGTGAATATACGAACAGTATTTCAGGTAGCCAAATATTTACGCAAAGAGATGCCAATCACTTTCACCTTCTATTGCTTCTAGTTCAAATGGATGATTGTCATATTCATATCCTTCTTCATCATATAATCTCTTCATTTCATCTCCATCTTGAAGGTAATGAATATATTCATGAATTAGTGTTTGGATAATATCTTTTTCACTCTTCATTTCTGGATAGTAGATCCAAATTGTGTTTGTTTCTCTTTCAAATTCAGCTGATGGTGAACATTCACCTTCTGCTTCAGCTACACCAGTAATTCTAGCATATATGTTGTGATGGTAATCTACCTTAGGTGCTTTACCATTAAACTTGGATTTACCATAATACTGTTGTATTAATGGATAAACCTCTTCTACGATATTTTTAACTTCTTTCTTATACATTATGCGAAATATAATAATACAAATTTACAAGCTTGTGCTGCAAGATAAATCATTCCTGCTAATAAGATAGTATCTCTAACTGCAATAAGCTCTACTAAGTTGTTGTTGATATAATTTAATACTTTTTTCATAACCTTTATTTATTTATGACATAAATATACGAAGGAGCTCTCGCTCCTCCAAATATTTACGCAATTATCTTTAAATTACTTTGCAAATTCTAATGCAACATCAAATAACTCTTTATTGATCTTTTGATCTTGTTTGAAGTTTTTGATTTGTCTAGCTTTTCTTAATTTACCAGCAACTTTGTATTCAAAATCACCATCAATGATTTTTTCTTGAACTACATTAAATACTGACCATAAGTCATTACCTTTATCCTCATCTCTAGTAGGATTAAGTAAATCTTTAAAATTAATTTTGATTCTTTTTAACTCATCATCATTAAATCTAGTTGTAATTGCTTTTTTAGCAAATTTAACCATTTCATTTTGAGCAAGCTCAGTTGCTTGCATTTTATTCATTGATTCAACAGTTAAAGGTAATTTTTCAACCATTTCTTTAATTTTAACCTGTAATTCCTCAAATGAATAACCCATATGTCTCATTTTGACATCTTCGAATTGCGTAGTTGAAATAACTAAACCGTTTTCGCAAACCATTCTAAATAACCCAGCGGTAAATGTAAATGCATTTTTACCATCATGGCTATTTGTAAGTAATACTTGTGGAAAAACTGTGTCACCACCTTTACCATCAATAACAACATCATCATTTCTGAATACTACTAAATGTTTTTGATAACCTTGAGTTGATTCTTTCCTAGCTTTAACAGCTTTAGCATCTACTACATTCCAACCTAATGTAGCCATATCATCTATTACTTTAGATGTTGGGATGTGTGTATAATGTTTTGATACTTCTTTTGAAGCTTTATCAGCAAAAATAACTGGACATACTTCTTTTAATTGTTCTTTACTTAAGAATTCACTTTTTTCTAAATTTAACATAACTTTTATTTTTTATTTATGATGTTAAGTACCTCTTAACTTCCCGGTGAATATACGAACAATATTTCAGGTAGCCAAATTTACTGCGCAGGAAAGAGAAGAGAATTCATTTCTTCTGTCATTTTTTCCATTGCACCTAAATATTCTTTTAAAGTGTATGTTTTACCATTATCACCTTGAGGTACATTTCTTTCTCTAGCTATACTTCTTATTAAATGAGGTAATGAAGCATAATATCCAGCTGTAGATTGTGTTTCAGCTACTACTTTTAAATAAGTATGTGTTGATTCATCTACGTGGATTTCATAAGGTAATAATGCTTCATCTTTAATTAAACAGTATCTACTTGTACTGCCTGTTGGTCTTCCTTTACTTGCCATAACTTTCTGATCTTTTTATTTTATAACTAAAATGGTGAGCATGTCCTACTACTTTTAATACTCTCCTTCTTGTTGATTTATCACTATAACTCTGATGAGGTTGGGTATAGTTAAACTTTTTAACTATCCTATTCATCTTTGCTTTTTTAATAGATGCACACGAATATAATGAAAGGATTAACATAATCCAAATTATTCGTTTCATTTATTAAATTTTTGTTTTAATTGTTGTTTTTTGATTATTCTTTTTAATGCCTGAGGATAATGATTTGCCTCAGCATATTGCTTATTTAGCAATGTATATAATTGATTCTCAGTTTTGCATTTATATGCAAACGTTGAATACCATAAAGCATAATCTGATAATGATTCTTTCCAATTATCATAATAAGCATGTCCATATTGAGTACCTTTAGCTAAGTTAAGTCTAACTCTAGCTTCTTTCATACCAAATAAATTATTATTCTCCCTGAATATTTTAGATTCATATGTACCTGTTTCTAAAATAGCTTGAGCTAATACAATATAAGGGTATTTGAAATTTAATTTACTAATTTCTTTAATTAAATTTTCTTCACTAAATTTATTTTCTTCCTCTATTTCTATCAATAATAATTTTTCAGCAGTAATATACTCTGTTCTTATTGGAGCAGGTGAAACACCTAATACTAAAAATATTATAAATAATAGAGATACAATCCTCACTAATCCTCCTCTCACATTAAAACTTTTATATTTTAGTGTTTTTGAGTCAAAAGTGTATAATTTCATATATTGGTTTTGGTTAATACTAAGATATAACAAAGCTAAAGCTTATTGTTAACAAACCTAACCCTATGAGCATATTGTGAGGGTTAATTGGAATGGTATTTTTAGGTCTATCAAACCTAAAACTACTATTTCTAGCGCGTAATAATTGTGTTGTACCTATTGTGGTAAAAGTTGCGCCTGCTATAAATACCAAAGCTTTATTGTTAGCTTGCTTTCTTGCTACAAATTTATTTTGTGGTTTAGTTAAATTTAATTCTACTTCTGGGAATACTTTTATTAATTCTTCCAGAGCTATTTCATGACTTAATTGTTTTTGGCTACTAATTGTAACAAAACTTATTAAGAATATAACTATTAATTTTAATTTCATGTATAACTTTTTCGTTTCTTATTTTTATTTTTCTTTATAGTTTCTTTAATATAATCTACTATAAACATTGTTCCTAATAACACACCAGCTATTAGAATCAGACCAATTCTTTCTTGCATTTTCTATATACGTATGCTAAAATAATAAATGTATTATCCAAGCTATTAATCCGTTAATCTGAAGTAATACTAAATTCCATTGTTTACGAATTGTTGTTTGAACTAATACACAAATAAATCCACCTATATATAAAGGTGGAGCTACTGTCCATTGAGCTGCTATTAATAATCCAGCACCTAAATAACCTATCCTTGAACCTAATCTTTCTAAAGGTGTTAGTCTTCTATTTCTAACTAAATGTTGTAACCAACCTTTTTTTATTTTTTTACCTCGACTTTTAAATTGTCTTTCTGCCATCCCATAGGCATAAAAAACAACTATAAATAACCAGGTTAATAGTAAACCCGTTATTAAAAAATATTCATAATCAAAATTTTTCATTTCTTTTTGACTTTTTTACGTTTACTAATTTCGGCTGGAAATCTACCTTGATTACCAATTCCATCCATATCAATTACATTATCTTGTAACGTTGGGTAATTTTCTTCTTGTTGTTTATTTCCATTGTAAATAATATTCCAAATAAGAAATACTAAATAAATTGAAAATAATATAAACCCAACTCCGAAAAATACTATACTCATTGTCTTTTAATTTGATTGATTGCTATACTAAATAATAATATTGTTCCTGGCCAATGTGCTGAATACATTGCTTCAGTTGTATTGCCATATAAACCTAATCCAACTGAATATAATAGGCAAATAAATGCTATTATAATTGGGTACCATTTTAAAATTGATTCTTTCATAACTGTTATTTTATTTTTTTTATTTTCATATGCCATTGGGGATGGTAATCCTGAATAATGACAATGATCTTCATTTTGTTTTGACATCCAAAACCATTCTTTTTTTATCATTTTACTTTTAATATTACGTTTACTGTTGAATACATTATACCTCCAAGTATTACAACTGCAAATATTATTTGATTAGGTATTTCATTTTTAGTTACTAATACAAACCCACTTAAAAATATTAATTTAAGGAATAAACTAGCATATATTATTGAATAACCTATATTGTTAAACTTTTTAAATAATTTAATTAATAAATTTGTTAACACAACCAAAAACATTGACCCTGCTAACCCATAAGCTAAAGATACTACCATTTCTTATCTTCCGTTTTCATAATAATCTATACAAAACCCTATTGCTACTAATACATTCATTCCTATTGATGATACTATTTCTACCATATCATGAAAATTATGTATTGATAAATGAATATGTCCTACTATCCAAAATGGTATAGCTAAATTTTGACTGATCCATACTAATAAAAATTTTAAAAACTTCATTAATCTTCTACAAATTCTACGTCTCCGTAATCATCAATTGGTTTATCTCTTACTAGGTCCCAATCTGCATCATCTATGATTTCTTGTTGGAGATCTTCATCACCCGTTTTCCACTTTGCTAATTCTTCTTCTGTTAACACATATTCTTCCCATCTGTAATTACAGTAATTTACATTTCTTGTTAATTTTGCCATAACTTTATTTTTATTTATTATTAAATAGGTTCACCATCAGTAAGCACTAATGAGTGACATTCTTTTAAAAGTTCTTGTTTAGTTTCATAAAGTTCATCATAAAACTCTTGTTGTGTTTCATCATAATCTTCATCCTCCCAATCCATATCATCAGTTGGATTTTCTATAGTATCTTCTTCTCCCCATATACAAGGAGTTCCATCTTTATCTTTTTTAATAACAAAAGCACCTATTGGATCATATGATTCATCTTCATATTGTACTTCAATTTCTACATTTTCATCTAATTCAGCACATAGTTTATATAAGTGAATATAAAACTCTTTTGGAGGATACCAAGCTGATGTAGTGGAAAATTCTCCTTCATCTTGAACCTCTTCTAAGTAAGTCCATTTAGCACCTATATTATCAAGTGCCCAATCATACATCACACCTCCACCATCTCCACAATCAACATCTTTATAAAATGCTTTTGCAAATGATGTTATACCGTAACTATCATTTTCATTTCTTTCCTCAGCTTTAGTAACTAAAGAGTCAACATATTTTAATGTATCATCATTAGCCCTAACTGTAATCCAACTTGTTAAATTATTTGCCATGACTATATTTCTTTAATATCTAATTTTCTATGTAAATCTTCCCTACCTGGATAAGCATTTTGGAATTTTCTAATTTTACTGAATGTTAAACTAGAAATAACTCTGGATACACCACTAACTGGGTATCCTAGTTTATTATAATTTGTAATTGAAATTTTATATCTATTCATACCTTAATTTTATGGCATGAATATACGAAAAATAAGTGCATATAGCACGTTATTTTTTAATTACTTACAGCTCTTACACGAAGGACTGCATCAATCATTTCTAGCTGATTTTCGCATTCTATTGCTTTAAGAAAATCAAAGTTTTGTGGGTTGAAATCAGATTTATATGTAATTAATCCTTTTTGAACTTGTTTTTGTTGCTCAAGTTTGATTAACTTAAATGCATCTAAGCGATTTAACATACAAAGATATTTCTCTTGTTTTAAACTAAGTTTCATTTCATTATCTGTAAACATAACTTATAAATTTAGGGTAATATAAGAATCCTATATTTAGGATCCAAAAGAATTTTAAAATGATTCCATTACGGTTTCATCTACTACGTTTTGTATGTCTTCTAATTTAGCCTCTATTTGCATCATAATATTTGCTTGAAAACGCTTTACTTCTTCTCCATGATTAAAAATAACAATAGTTGGCACTACTATTATTTTATATTTTGCTTGTGCTGCTTTATCCACAGCAATATCTACTTGATTAGTTTTACAATCAGTTAATTTGCTTAACCAATTAACCCCATTTGCAGCATTCCAGTTAGCATTAAATTGTACTACTTGTATTTGTGATGTAACACTAAGTGTTATAAATAAAGCAACTAATGTTAAAAACTTTTTCATCTTTTTTCAATTAACCTATCTAATTTTTCTTCAATACGCCCCATATCTTCTTTTAATTCCTCAACATCTTTTTGTGTTGTCATAATGGTTTGACGTATTAATTGATCTTTCATGTCAAATTCCATTCTTGTTACTTCTGAAGGTGGGGGTGTAGGTAATTCTTTTGCTTCAGCAATATCGGCTTGTAATGTAAACCACATTCCGATGATTGTAGCCATCACAAAACCTATACCTGCTAAGCTTTTGATACTTACATTAAAACCTGATTCTTCACTTAACTCTTTTGCCATTACTATTTTTTTAGAAAATTACGTAGTTTAATCCAACACTAAAATCGTGCCATTGTCTATTCCAATACTTATTATATTTACCTTCTATAAATACACCAAGATGTTTGTTAAATTTATGTCCTAAAATAAAGCCTGCTCCAAAATCGACCCATGTTTGTTTAGGTGCTATGAATTTATGATAAGCATATTCACCACTTTCTAAGTGAAATGGCATAATGCTTGCCCAAGAGTGTACCCAAAATGTTTTAGTATAATGATAAAAATCATACCCTAATACAAGAGAATGATTCCATTGTTGTGGTATTTCTTCTTTTTTTCTTTTAACATAATCAGATAATACTTGAGGTATTACTACTTCTTCCCAAATTATACTATTATCAGCTACTACTTCTCCTTCTGGGTTTAAGTAATTTATTTCACCACTAGGTAAAAAATCTATATTGTATCCTTCTTGTAATGCTAGTGAAGTGTAATGTAAACTTCCATTTGGTAATATGAATTCTTCTAGTGGATTGTAGCCATAAGGTTCAGATATTCTTTGAACTATACCTATATTCCATGAAAATTTCTTACCTACTTTTTGTCTATACCTTTGAGATGCTTCAAAATATTTTATATCAGCAAAACCTTGCTGCATGTATTCTATTTTTACTATCCAATGATCAGCTACGTATCTTAAAAAGTGTTGTTGGTCTAAAAATGTATTACCAAATCTTCTTTTATAATCAGCTTCAAATAAAAATTCAAATCCAGATACTTTACCTATTGTAGCTGCATCTGCATATGAATGTTCTTCACCATTATAAAATACAGCTTGCCTATTTTCATATCCAAATCTAGCTATTTTTCTTACTCCTAATACTAATGAATAATCAAATGGGGTTTTTTCTGTATTTGTTATTAATTGACCTGTACTGATTGAATATCTGTCTACATCTGCAATACTATTATTACCATTGAATGCTCCATAAAAAGTAGCAAATTTAATTGCTTTCTTAAACTTTACATCAAAATCTTCAAATGGTTTCCATTCTTTTTTTTCTTTATCCCAAGATTCAGTATTAGTAGTTACTGTAAACTGGCTAAATAAAATGGATGGTATTAAGGTTAATATTAATAAAATTCTAATCATTGTTTAATCACTTTTCTTATATATGTTAATTCTCCTACTTTCACATTCATGAAATAAACACCATCTTCTAAATGGCTTATATCAATAACGTTTTCACTAGTTTCATTAACAACTACTTGACCTGAAACTGAATATATAGTTACAAGTACATTTTTAATTCTTGAACTTACTATATTTAATTCTCCTGTAGTAGGATTTGGATAAATGGCTATTCCTCCATCGTAGATTAAATCTTCAACTCCAACCCAACCACTATTTGAAGCACAGTAATCATAAGTACTTTGACAATTAGCATCCCAAGCTACATTACAACAATAAGGATCTACACTAATTACCCAAGCATAACAATCATCATTTAACCAATATGGGTTACCAGGTCCTGTAATACAACCTGCATCATATAAACAAGTTGCCGAATCTGGAACATTTGCATTTGGATCAAAATTATAAGCATTTGGATCTGTACAACCAGGAACTGCTGTTATACAAGAACCGTTATCTACATTTGCTGCAGGGTCATAATTTACTGCTAATGAATCTGTACAACCATAAACTACAGGTATACAACTAAAATCTTCTGTATTAGCTAAAGGATTATAATTAAATGCACTTGGATCTGTACAACCATATATTACAGGAATACAAGTTCCATTATCAGTATTAGCTAGAGGATCATAGTTAAATGCTGTTGAATCAGTACAACCATAAATAAATGGTATACAACTTCCATTATCTACATTTGCATTTGGATTATAGTTAAACATTGTATTATCCATACAACCATAAACTATAGGAATGCAACTACCATCATCTACATTTGCATTAGGATTAAAATTAAACATAGTGGGATCTGTACAACCTAAAATTACAGGAACACAAGAACCATCATCAGTATTTGCTAAAGGATTATAATTATAAGCTGTAGAATCAGTACAACCATAAACATAAGGTATACAACTACCATCATCATCAGTAGCATTAGGATTATAGTTTAATGAAAGTGGATTTGTACAGCCCGGTATTTCTAATGAATCACAAATACCATCTCCATCTGTATCTTCTAAACAAACATAATTACAATCATAATATTGAGGAGGATACATACAACCTCCATTATCAACATTTGCGGTTGAATCATAATTACAAGCTGTAATATCTGTACAACCTAGGTAAATACAAGTTCCATTATCAACATTAGCATTTGGGTCATAGTTAAATGAAGTAGGATCTGTACAACCATAAACTGTTGCTATACAGGAATTGTCATCAACAGTAGCAGTTGAATCATAATTAAATGCTAAAGGATTAGTACAACCATAAATTATAGGAATACAACTACCATCATCTACATTTGCATCTGGGTTATAGTTTAATGAAGTTGGATCCATACAACCATAAACTGCAGGAATACATTCATACCCACAAAATGGTGTTGCAAAATATATATCTGCTGTTGTTTGATAATTTTTTAACTTATTTCCATTTGCCCATGGGAAATTACCTTCATGGAATAAAATTCCATAATCATTTTCTATTTTAACTGAGTTTTGTATTGTTTGAATATCTATTTGTTGAGCCGATTGTTGCCCATCTCCTATTTCAAAATAGTATAATTCAACAGGTTCTTGTAAACCTGGATTATCAGTTACATCAAAATATACTATAGCAGTATCAACATATACTCCTGGATCCAAACGAAAATCCCATAATTGATTTCCTTGTTTAATACCTATAAAGCTTTCTCCCCAACCATCTCCACCATCATCTTCAAGTATAACTCTATATTCACACTGGTCTATATTATCCCAAGCTGTAGCATTAGGATCATAATTATATGAAGTAGAATCCATACAACCATAAACATGAAGATTTTGACAACTACCATCATCATTAGTAGCTAGTGAATCATATTCCTGATATGCTGGATCTGTACAACCAGGATAAACTAAAGTACTACCACAAAATTGTTCCCTTTGACTCCAATAAGTACCATCACTAGTAATTACATATCCAAAATCAGCATCTGCTTCAGACATATAAAAAATAGTATCTGGGCAAGACATATTTTCAACTAAACAAAACCCACTATTATTTGGTGGTGAAGAACCTCTTATACCATCACCATATGAATCTTGCAACACAAATTGTAATAAATGATTTGGACCTGCAGGTGCACAAAAACGAGTTACTATAGTTTGTCCTTGTTGTCCCCAAACATAAGTTCCTCTAGGCGCATAATAAGTTGTATCTGTGGTTCCTAAATTAGGGTTTGAATGTAATAATAACCAACTTGTTTCACCCGGCCAATTATCTACTTTTATTGTTACCTTAATTTCAACATGATTAAAACCACAATTTAAATCAGCTATACAAGAACCATCATCTGTATTAGCCCAAGGATTATAGTTTAATGAAGTTGAATCAGTACAACCATATAATTTTAATGTTTGACAACTACCATCATCCCAATCTGCATTTGGATCATATTCTACATAATCATCATCCATACAGCCAGGATTATAAAAGCATTCTGTTATGCTCCATTCATCACCTGGTACTACAGGTTGTACTACATTTCCTGCTGGTGACCATGGATTACCATCTGCTAATCCAGGAGCTAATGCTATATAAATTAAAGCTACACCTTGGTTACAATTTCCAGGTATATTCATAGCATCAATCCAATAATCATGTCCTGCTATTGTTACTTTAGTACCTACTGCAAATTCAGATGGGTGTGCTTGATATAAAGCTAAGTTTATACCTACATAATTACCTCCCCAACCGTTTTGGTTACATTGTACTGGAAATTCAACAGGGCCTGCTAATGCTTGAGTAGCAGTTGAATCATAATTTGCTGCAGCTGTATCTGTACAGCCGAAGATTGTGTTTTGAGCGTTTACAACAGTTGATAATAAACTTAGTACTGTTATAAAACTAAATAATATTTTTTTCATAAGCTATATTAGTATAACGATTATACATATTATAACTTTTATTTACTTTAGTCTTTCTCTTAGTTTTTTTCTTAAAGATTCTTGTAAAGATTCTGAATATCCTGTTTTATTTACTTCATCATCGAGAGCACGTGATTCAGCACCTGGGTTATTAATGTTAAGTGTAAAATCCTGTTTTGCACCACCATTTCCTTCCTCTAAATCCTCAGGTTTAACCCAAAAAGTATCTTTTTTACCTAATATAGCAGATTCTTCATTTGGTCTAATGTATATTTTTCCATCATCATCAATTCTCATTACAGTGTGATCTTCATCTTTGTAAGTAACTATATCACCTGATTCAATTTCATTTATAGGGCCAGCTGGTTTTAATTTATCTGTATTTTCAGGATCAACTTTACCATCTTCCCCATAACCACAAGTGCCTTCATCAACTAATTCAATAGATTTTAAAATTCTAACCTCATCACCTGCATCTTTCATTAATTTACTTTTTGCTTCCTTTTCACTTGAGGCCTCTATTGTAATATAATGTCTATTATCATCTTTATCTTCATACCCAATTGAATATTTACCTTCATTAACTGATTTGAATTTTTGTCTAATTCCAGGTTCTTCTAAATGAACTTGAATTCTATCATCTAAATACTCAATAAAGGAATCACTACCATATTTTTTAATTATGCCTTCTATTTCTTTTTCAGAAATATCATCTATGCCAATAACAAAATTAATTAAATCTTTACCATATTTTTTTACTAAATCCCCATATGTAGGTTTAAACTTAGCAAAACCAGTACCTCTAATAGTAGAACCTGCTCTAGGATCCGAACCAGCAAACTTATCTTCATTCATATCAAAAATTCCTAAGTCATCTTTAATATCAGTTATTTTACTGTCTATATCTCTAAGATCTTTTATGGCTATTTCCATTCTTCTTCCAACATCATCTGCTTTTTTACCTCCCTCGGGTTCAGCAGTTTGATCAGTTTCAAATCCTAAATCCTCTATTCTCATTAAAATGTTTTCTCTTTCCTTACTTAGGATATCAAGTTCATATCTTAAATCTATAGCTTTATCAGCACTAATTCTTTTACTTTTATTTTCTAGATCTTTTTTATCTATAGCATCTCTTTTCATTTGAGCTGCTCTTGTTCTCATTAAAACTGGATCATTAATATTTTCATTAGTACCAAAATGGGATGATTGTGTTCCACCTTGAGGTTTAATTAAATCATCAGCAAAATCCATAAGAGATTCTGGTTTCCCAAATACAGGTGTACCTTTAAGTTCTCCACTTTCAATATCAATTACTCTATACTTAGCTCTTCCTGGTTTGTCTTTGTAAGTTGGTGTTACTTTTTCTAACTCAAATCTATATTCATCACTGTATCTAGATTTAAGTTCTTTAGGCCATTCACCCATATCTTCATTTAATGATTCTGATACTCTTTTTTTAATATCTAAATTCTTTAAATCTTCAACGTATTCTTTAGTATCAACTAAATATGTCCCCATACGTTTTCCATCTTTTGAAATCATTAATTCAGTAAAACGAGGACTTCTAAAATCGTCATAATTAGTATTATAGTATTGGGTTTGATGAATTTTATATAATTCACCTTCATGTTCTACTTCATGGTATTGCATATGAACAAAAACATTATTGTATTGGCTATCTTTTGTCCACTCTAAATGTTGGTCATAAAGTTTTTTTCTATTAGGATTCATTAAAATTCTTGAAGCTTCTCCTCGAGGAAACATTTCCATGAATACTTCATAGTCATCTGTAGTTGTAAGTTGTTCTTCAGGTAAGCGATTTGCATAACTATCTCTATAATCACCTCCAGGTAAAGTAAATTCTTTTAATAATTCTTCCCTCATAGCCATTCTTCTTTCAAATTCCTTTTCTGCATCTCTATTCATGTAGCTTAGAAGTTTTTGCTTTTGAGCAATATCTAATTCATCAAATTTTTTACCATCAAACATTTTTATTGATGCCTCATGAAATTTTAATCCCCTAATAAGATCATCTCTAGTTAAACCCTTTGTATCCCTAACTCCAAGTTTATCTTTATATCTAGCATTTAGTTCAATATTATGCATTTTACTATAATCTTTTTCTTCATCCTCTAAATCATCCATAACATCATTAATATCAAACTCTGGATATTCTTCTTCTCCAGATAAGTATAAATCTGCTTGTGTAGCTCTATCTACTTCATTTAATGGATTTCCTAAATAAGCTTCTTTAATAAGTTTTTTAAAATTCTTCATAATTTGAGTATATGCTATAAATATTCAACTACTTCTGCTTCTTGCACCGTTTCGCAAAACATGTAATGGGTTTTACTACTTAATACATGGTCACAATGGGATATTGTTTTCATGAATTCTTTAAGTTGACTTTTATCTGGAAAATTATGGTGTCTAATTTCTCTAAGCACTCTATATAATTGGCCTTGGTGATGGTAATAATTCATTTCCATAATACTTGAATTGCTATTAAACAAGCAGATATAGCTATTGAAATTATAGTTTTAGTAGTAAAACCTTCCCCAAATAACCAACTAACCATTAAAGCATAAATTACAATACCAATACCAAATCCAATAAATCTAGCTGGCCAAAGTAAACCTTCAGTACCTGCAACTGTGTATTTAGTACCCCAAATATAAAAGAATGAAAGTATAAAACCACAAGCAGCTATTATCCATTCATTATTTTTAAACCAATCCCATTTAAATTGACCGTTTAATTGTAAGAATGCTCCTAAATGCCCTAAAGCAAAAAACAACATTCCATATAATATATTAATATTCATATTAGCCTAATAATAAATTATTGTTTTCTAAACCAACCTTCCAAAATCTCATTAACCATAATTTTCTAGTTTTATTTTCAATAATAGATTCATCAGCGAACTCATTATTTTCCATTGAATAAGTAGCAACCATAGCTATTCCAGAATCAAACCAATCTCTGGCTTCATCCATTCTACCTTCTTTAACTGCTAATTGACCTTTTTGCCATGCTTTAGTGATGGGGAACTCTGTGTTTTTATCAAATTTAATCATAACTTTTATTTATTTTATATTGTTTTAAATGGTTTTAACATTGCAAATAATACTTTATATCCTGATGCTCCATATTTTGGTATTTTAGTATGTAAATCAAAATAGGGAAAATAAGGATTAATTTTATCAACTAATTCCTTAGTAAAACCACCTCCCTTATCTCTGTGTATAGATTTTAATTCATCTGCTATTCCAACAGGTACATCTATATTATACCTAGGAGTTTTTTTAGATTCTTTTCTTTTAGAGGATTTGGATTTATTTAAATGTTGATCTAATTTTTTTCTATTTTCAAAAAATACACAATGAGCATAATGTCTTGTATTTTCTCTGAAGTGATATCTATACATTTCTCCTTTTTTATGTGTGATTTTTTCTGTCAATTTATATATTCTGGATTGATCAATTTCTCCAGTTTGATTATGTGGGTAACAAATCACATAATCATTTACTACATGTTCTAAATTTTCTTTATTCATAACCTTAATTTTGAGGTAAATATATGAACCCTTTCTGTGGTACCCAAATATTTACGCAATTATTTTTAAATGTTTTACTCAATTTCTTTAGTAAATGTTTGAATTGTTAAATCTTGAAGACTAAATCCAGCTGTTTTTACTGCTTTAATTAAATTTGCAGGAGTTGCATAATTACCTGGTAATAGTGATTTATTTGTTGTTTTTGATTTTGCTATATATCTAATCATAACCTTTATTTAATTTAGTGAGTTAAGCGTTTCTTAACTTCTTGGTGAATATACGAACCCTATTTTGCTTCTCCAAATATCTATGCATAAGCTTGTAAAAGCTTTAATACTTCATTTAACGCATTATGTCTATGATTATCTTTTAAAGTGACAGCATATACGAATTTAGATTCTTTAACTTTAGGAACATCATGTATAGCTGAATCATTACCAAATTTTAAATCAATTTGTTGTGGGTCTCCAGTTAATATCATTGTAGAACCTTTACCTAATCTACCTAATACCATTCCTAACTGTTGTTTAGTTAAGTTTTGAAATTCATCTACTATAACACAAGCATTTTCAAATGTTCTACCTCTAAAATGTGATAATGATACTAATTCAATGTTATCATCGTTTTCCATTTTTTCTAATATATTAGGTTTATTATATACTTTTCTCATATTAGAACGAATTGGTACTAACCACGGTTCCATTTTTTCATCTAATGATCCAGGTAAATATCCATTATCTTCATTTGCCACTGTTGGTCTAGTAATAATAATTTGATTAACGTTTCTTTTAAAAAACATATCTAATGCAACTTGAACTGCTAATAATGTTTTTCCACTACCTGCTTTACCTATAATAAAATTATAAGGATGGTTTAATACCTCAGCTTTAGCTACTTTTTGCTCTTCAGATAAAGAAATACTAAATTTAATATTTCCCTTTGGTGGGTTTTTTGAAATATTTTCTGCCATTGTTATTTTTTTCTTTCTTTTATAGGTTGAGTTTTAAGTAAATGTTCCTTAAATGCTTCTTTCTTATCATCTGGTATATTAGACCAATGCCAAGCTAAACTATTTTTTTTACCAGCTATTTTATCCTCTAACGTCCTGCAAGTTTGTTCAAATGAATTAGCCATTTCTTCATTAATATAGTTTTTAACTTCAATATCTATATCTAATGCTTCTAAAATTAGACCTATAACATTTCCACTATTATATAAAGTTGAGATTAATTTAAATTTATCTTCATCCCCATTTTCTCTATCTGGGTGGTATATTTTACTTAATTCTTTATATAATTTTTTTCCAGGTTTATCTTCTTTATTTGTTTCTTCTTTTTCTTCTTGTTCTTCTTTAAGATTTTTTAGTTTTTCTTTATTAATGGTTCTTTGTCTTATTTCTTCTTCGCTAATATTATCTTCAAAATCTTCATTAAAATTTTTAACATATTTTTTTAATAATTCATCAGTGTCATTTAAGTCTTCTTGAAGAAATTTATATTTATGAATCCATTTTTTATAAGACATATTTTTCTTTATATGTTTTGATAAAGCTTTCTCCTATTGATAAATGTAATATTTCTGCTTTGGAAGGAACTCCAGGCAGTTTATCTTTTTCAAGACCATCTATAACTTCATCTACGTTTTTAGTTTTATAAACTTTCATTTTTGTTTTAGCGTTTGAACGGTTTGACGTTTTAAATACTAATACTGTTGGGTATACATATGACTTTTCTCTAGGCATGTTTATGTTTTTTATTAATAAAATCTCCTTCATCTATTGATTTAAATAAATGACAATATTTACAAACTAGTTGGTAATTAGATGGCTGTTCACCCTCTAGAGTACCTTTAATTTTAGGATTAATATGGTCAACATCCATCCCTTGTATTATATCCTTTAATGTACGATTAGGAAATCGCTTTTGCAAATCATCTTTACAAATTTCACATATTGTACCTTTTCCTTCTAATATTCTTTCTAATTTGTACATTAGCCAAGGTCTTCTAGGTGCATTTCTAACCCATTCCTTATATTGGATGTGGGTAGAACAATAAGTTTTAGCATCTTTGTTACACCAAGTTACTTTACACACCTTTTACCTTTTTTAGTACCTTTAGTTTGTTTTTTTTCTAGCTTTAATTTTTCAGCTATTATTTGCCTATATATAGGACTTTCCATTTCACAATAATATCTACCTTTCATATCTTATCTATATGGTTCTCCACCTACCCATAAAACAAAAGATTTTCTTATACCTTTTGTTACAGGAGTTACTCTATGTAAAAAAAATGATGGAAAAATAATTGCTGCACCTTGTTTTCTTTGGCCTACAAATTTTTGGCCTATATTAAATTCTAAATCACCTCCTTCATACTCATCTGGATCTGAAAGTTGTACTGTTACTGATATTTTTCTTTGGCTTGGGAGCCCATCTCCACAATCCATATGCCATTCATACCCACCTTCTTGTGTTCCATAGTATTCTGTGTATTGTATTGGTTCATTCATTGCAGATAAATCAAATTTCCACATTGCATCATTTGCTTCTTTAATCACATCATGAAGTTTTTTATAAACCCATGCCCATTCCGCATTTTGGGGACACCATTTAATTCTTGATTTTCTTTCATCAGATATGTCCTTTCCTGTGCCTATTAATGTGTCCTCAAATGAAATCCGTTCGGTCATATCTTCTATGGTTTGTAATTCATATGAGGTAAATTTATTCTCAGACCAATAAAATCCATTAAAATTTACATCTTTTCTATAAGGGTTTCTTTCGAATCCGAATGTTGATATCATAATTATTTATTTTTTATAGTTGTCAAATCTAAGAAACTTTCAACAACACCTAAACTATTTTCTTTAGGTGATGTATAAGTTGCTCCTTTTTTTTCTAATTCTTTTATTAATTTTTTGGTAATTTTTGCTTTCATTTTTTATTTTTTTCTTCTAATGCTTTAATATGCTTACATCTTCTATCTTTTGCTCTCCATGTTCCAGGACAACTGCAATAGTAATTATCTGAATCTGGATAATACTTAGTTTCATAGGTAACATCACCTGAACTGCTAATGCTAGTTTCTATTATTGGCTCAGTTCTTTTTTTAACTTTGGGCTTGATATTGATAATATCATTTAAGGTTGTTTCAGGGTGAACCTTTTCCATTGATGGTAATATAAACTTATCACCATTATTATCTGTGAATAGTGAAGCACTCAAATATGGGTGTTCCATTTTATAGTAAAATCTTTGCACATTTACAAATTTACCATAACCAGCTGGTTTAAATGAAAATTGTGATGTTGGACTGTGAACTATTCTAGTTCTTAAATTACCGTGTTTGTTTAAATTTTGAAATTTGAATAATGCCATACCTTTATTTACAAATGTTACAACCTTTATTATTACATGCTCCACAATCTACAACTGTACCTGCTGTTCTAGCAAATGTAAGCGCTTCATCACATATTTGATTTATTTTTTCTATTGGATTCCCTCCAAACATTTTATCTAATTGATTCATAACCTTAATTTTGACGTGAATATACAAACCCTTCTTCGGGTAGCCAAATATTTACCACCCTCTCTCACATCTTAATTCATAAGCATCGTGTTGTGCCTGTTCTTTAGCTAATATATCATATGCTTGAGCTTCTGTAATACAAACTTCTTCTGTACCATTCCAAGCAATTGCACATTCATCTCCTGTTAACTCATCTTTGAAAAATCTTAATACTTGCATAACCTTTATTTTTTTAATTTATGCCGTAAATATACGAATCCTTCTTTAGGTAGCCAAGGAATCCATGATAGAAGTTAATTTTTTTTCAGCTTTTTTTTTATCTAAAAAGTCCATTGCTTTTTTAATTTCAGCACATTTCTCATATTTTTCTTGTTCTTCGTATGCTATTAGACTTTCTTCTAATGTGTGATGAAAATCTTGCTTATCAATTGTAATATCATATACAGCATCTTCATCTGTGCTTATTACACTTAAAGCATGGTGATGGCGTTTTTTACTAGTAAGATTTTTTAATACTGTACTAACTAGTGCTTCGTATACTCTAAAATCTCTTGATCGGATTAATTTCTCAAATTCTTCCGCATTTTGTACTTCAAATTCTGTTGCCATGTTAAAACAATTTTAAAAAGTTAGTATTTATCTTTTTCTCCTTAAGTTTTTGAAACTGCTCATCTTTTTTGAGCATTTGTGTAGCTAATTTTTCTACATGCTTAGCTTTTTGCTTGTCAAAATCTTTTACAATTTTGTCATGTTTCTTTTTTTTAAGAAGAGGTTTGATTTTTTTCATCGCCCATAAATATATGAAGGCAAGATACCATTGGCAAATTATCTATATGAAACTAAATTATAAGGATCATCTTCGTCTGTGGGATTTTCACCATCTAGACCTAGCTCCCGCAATCTTTGTAAATGATAGTCATCTAGTTGCATATCTACAGCATTAGTAGTTTTAGTGACTGATTTATTATCTTCTAATTTTTGTATGTCTCTTTCAGTAAATACTTCTCCTATAAATAAAAAATAACAATTATAACATAAAAATTCAATATTATCTAAGTTATAATTTAATTTATTTTTATCTTTAAAATGTAATATTAAAGGTACCTTATGATCTGTTACTCTATGCTCTTGAAACCCACAATTACCACAACATTCTTCTAAATAACCCTCAGTTGTTAATCTATATTTTAATTTATCAGGTGAAAATGAAGATGGATTTAATCTACCTTCTATTATATCTAATAAAGCAGGATCTTTTTTTCCATTAGTTAAAAATTTAGGTATACCCTTTCCTGAAGGATTTAGGTGTATTTCAAATAAGGTTTTACCAGATTCTTCATCTTTATACAATTTCATGTATTTTTTAAGATGTTGGTAAGAACAATTTAAGTAACGAGCAGCACCAGCTACGGATTGAGTTTTATCCATAGCATTCAAAATTTGTTCTTTTGTAAAACTTTTTGCCGCAGGCATTAATTATCGGTTTCTACTATTGTAAATGGGCCTTGTAGATTTCTACCTTCAGTTTTATTTGGAGTTATTTCAGTTTTGGTTTTGTTTTCCATCTCTTCATATCTCTCAAATTGTTCTTGTGTCATTACTTCTAAATCAACCCAAGTATGGTCACCTGTTCCTCTCATTACAGGTATACCTCTTTTAGCTGAAACTGTAGAACAATTAACACAAACATGATAACCTAATTCTCTTCGTTTTACAGGCATAGGTCCATCACATTGAGGACATTCCATCATTTCTAATTTTTCCATTGTTTTTGTTTGATACATATATTAATCTTTAAATAACTTTAATTTTTTACAAACATTATATACTTGTAAGGGTGTTTTTGCTTTATATTTTTTCCCTGTTTTTTTATCTTCTATATATTGATCTTCATCTTCAATTTTAACCCCATTAACATACCAAAATATAACTTCGCCTACTTCTATATCATAATGCTCATATACCATATCTTCTATTACTTGAAAATATAGATCCTCATACATTATAAGATTTAAACCATATTGGGTAAATATCTTATCAGTACGTTCTTGAATTGAAACTAATCTATTTAAAAGATGAATAAAAAATTTCTTATGTTTATTTTCTATCTTTTTAGGATTTTGTTCTATTTGAAGTTTTAAACCCCCAATAGTAATAGATTTTTTTGATTTTTTATCTTTCATACTTTAATTAAAGTATTTTCATAAGTTTTTAAATCATTAATTTTAATTTTTAAATTACCTAATTCAAATTCTCCAACTTCTCCACTATCTTGAATTATTTCTGAAAGTTGTTGTAATATTTGGAAATCAGATTGGGTAAAAGTATTTCCATCAATATTAACTAGTATATTATTAATTTTTCCAGATTCTAAAATTCTAACTCTATCATTTAAATCAAATGAGGTTTTTAAAGATTCTTGTTGTTGGTAAGCCACATAATCTCCATCTGTATAAATGTTTGAACACCATGGTTCTAGTAATTCTAATTGTTCTATTTTTGTATTTGTTAATATTATACCAATATCATATTTGGGAGGGACAATTGGTTTCATTAAAGCATCATGTTTGCAAAAATGGCCCCATTTACGTAAAAATTCTCTAGTGGATTTTTGATTTTGTTTTAACCATTCATCTGTTTCTCGGTTTTTCATGAACACTTCACCATTTGGATTTCTTTGGGCTCCATCTGCAAATCTACTACCTCTACAAGTCATATGATAAACAAATCCTTCCCATGTTTGGATAAACTTAATTCCGTTTAAATGAAAGCGATTAAATATATCTGTGTCTTCTTTTGATTGAGGTGCAAATATAGGATCATGTCCTCCTATCTCTTGAAAATCTTTCTTCCAGAATGCCCAAGGTGCAAATATACCTTCTGTTGTTGTATTAAGACCAGGCCCTGTAAAATCAGAACTACCTAAATTATTTAGTAACAAATCTTCCTTAAACTCCTCAGGTTCTATACCATAATCTCTTAATACTTTTTCTGGCCCATCTGGATGTAATGGTGGTTCAATTCTAGTAAGTGATACTATTGTTTTTTCTTTTAAATGTTTTTCAATCGCATCTAAAGCACCAGGACATAAGTACATATCAGCATGGTAAATCATACAGACATCGCTGGTAGCCACGTCATTTACCAGAGTATCATATAATATAGTATGGCCTAAACGTGTTGGGCCTTCATTTCTAATTGCCTTGAATAATGGATCTTTTTCCATCATTTCTTGACACCACTCCCAAGTATTATCTTTATTACTAAAATCATCAGCAACACAAATTTCTACTTCATGATCACCTTGATTTTTACGAATTGAATTGTAAGACCATTTAAGGTATTTTAAGTTATTTCTACTTGGTTGTATTAAACTAATTTTCATAGGTTGTTTTAATTTTTCTTTAGGTACTTTTTCTTTAGGATATGCTACTATATCTTGCCCACTTTTTATATTTTTAAATGTACGAATAAATCCTCGTTCATCCAAACTAGTAGTTAAAGAATTTAAAGAGCAATCTCTTCCTTTATTTTGTTGAAATACTTCATATCCTATTTCCTTTAATATTTTATAAAATTCTTTTACTTCTCTTAATGATAAAGCAGGATATAATTCAACTTCTAAAATGGGTCTAATTTGTTTAAATAGCTTTTTATTTGATCTTAAAATTTTATAATCATAGCCTTCAGTATCAATTTTAATAAAGCTTATTTTATCCCATTCTTGTTTATCTAAATTATTTTCTAACCAATTTGTTAGATTTACCCCTTCTACCTCTAAAGGTACCACATGACCTGTAGCTCCAACTCCCATATCAATTTCTTCAGCAAAACCTCCATTACAAAATCCTTTATCTGAGTAATGAAATGTATATTTTCCTGGTTTTTCAGTGATTGCTTTATTTATAGGGATTATATTTAAATGATTATTTAGTTTTGAATTAACTTCTAAAATCTCATAAGCATGTGGATTAGCTTCAAATGAAATAATTTTACCTTTTTTTCCAACAGCATTAGCATATAAGACAGGAGTATCTCCAGAAAAAGCTCCAATGTCAATTACAATATCTCCCTTATTTAAATATGTAGTTTGAGTATTTATTTGTTCTTGGGTAAATTTTTTAGGAGAACAATAGGGATGAGACCATTGAGCAAAATTAAATTTATAATTTTCTAAGTCAAACTTTTCAATCGTATAATTCATTTAAATATTTTTATTTTTCCTTCTTGTTCTAATTGATCAAATAATTGTTCCTCAACATTAAATGAATGTCCTTGTTTATATTCTTCCATCTCTTCCCAATAATGATTTTTAGACCAACCATCTTTATAAAAATTAAACCCAAAACAAGAAATTTTAGAAGTAAATAAACTTAAAAACAATACCCCTACCACACCACAAGTAGCTTCTTGACCAGTTAAAGAATTACAATATTGAGTAAAAGGAGGATTAAGAAAATAAACTTTATTTTGGGGAGTGGTTTTTAGTATTCCTTCTACAAATTCTTGTTGATTCCATGATTTAACTATTAAAGTTTCATTATTTAAATTTGAAGTAAAATTTGGATCATTTTTTTTAAATCTTTTAGGGTTAGAACTTCCATTAAATATATGACCATTCATAAGTCTTATGTCAGTTTTAGAACCCACATTTTTTTCATATCCTTTAACTCGAGCAGCATTAAACCTAATGGTAATATCGTGTTTATCTATTTTAGACCCATATTCATTATCTAATAAAATACCACTATTTCCAACTACCGCTACTGATTTATCATTTAAATTATTAAAAAAAGATGTATTGGAATTTAAAAATAAGTTAAAATTAGTATCGTTTATATTTACTATCATTACATTTAATTAGATTTTATAGGGGTAAATCACTTTTATTATCAACATCAATTTTATGCTCTTGCAAATCATAAAATAAAGTTTTTTTACTATAAAGATTTAAATCAACTGAAGATAAAAATTTTACTTTGACAATTGCTACATAATGGGATCCAAAAAAACATTTTGGATAATCTTGACGACGGTACATATTATGATCAACAATACGTTTACCATAAATTCCTTTATCATAAAAACATAAATAAGGATGTTGTTTTAAAGGTTCTTTACATAACAATGACTCCCCTTTCCAATGATGGTAAAAAGTAAGTATCCTTTCAATATCATCATAAGTGCGTTCAGGGTAAGTTAAATATAATACAACTAAATCATCTTCTGGAGGAAGATTATATTCAGATACTACATGCTCTAATACAGGTTTTATGCTGGTTGTATCTTCTGATAAATGGGAAGGGCGTTTTAAAAAATTAAAATTATATAGTTGTTGATTCATTTTTTTAATAACTTCATCATCAGAAGTAATTATAGTATTTTTATCTTTTAGTTCTAAAGGTAAATTTTCAAATAAAAATCTATTTTTATAAGTAAATCCCTTTGAATTTTTTCGAGCAGGTATTATGAAATGAGTACCCATATTTTTATAAAGATATTTTAATTTTACGTTCACTTAAAGATAATTTATTTATCTCAGGATTTTGATATATAGAATCCCCAGGAATATGAGTTGTTGACACTTCTTCTACTACACATCCTTTTTTACTACTAAAAGAATGATCAACTTTTGTATTAATAAGCTTTGGTTCCCCTAATTTAAGATCTATATCCCTTCCATTTAAAACTAATTTACAATCTCCAGATAATAATTCAAATGATTCTTCTTTTATCATATGTCTATGGGTAGGATGAGATTGATTTGGTAAAACTACTAATATTTTTTTACAATATTTACGGTTGATTTTTGAAATAATAACACAACCTGTTTCAAAAAATGATTCTAACCCATAATGAGATGAAATTTCTATATCATCCTTATCCGTAATTGTAACATTAGCTTCTGATAGTTGTTTTTTAACTTGGGATTTTATTTTTTCTATTATTTCTTTTCGATCTAAATTTACAACATTACTTAAATATAACCCTTCATTTTTTACTTTATCTGTTTTAATATGAGAATTTAAAATATCATAATAGTTAGAAGCATCTAGCATACCATCTTGAACTGGCATTGCAAAATATATATCATTTTTACTAATTTTATGGCCTTTTTTTAGATCATTTTTTACATAAACTCCACGTTTTAAAGATTTTAATGATTTAATTTGCTCATTAGATTTACCTATTGATGCTCTTAATAATTCATCAATTTCAAACAATACCTTATCCATTTGATTACTGGTTAATGAATAAGCGTTTAAAGACCATTCATCTGTAGGCACCCCAACATGTTTTTCAACTATTGTACATCCCATAGCTACAGCATAAGGAGTCATTGATTTTTCTAAAGGAGATTCATGTGTTGAAAATCCTATTTCTATATCAGGAAATTCATTTTTTAATTCTTTAATTCTATTTAAATTTGCAACTTCGTTAGCTGTTGGGTATTCACCAACACAATGCATAAATGCAAAATCTCTTCTTTTTTGTTTAAATATTCTATAAACCTTACGTAAAGTATTTAACTCAACCCCTGCAGTTGATATAATTATTTTTTTATTTATATTTGATAATTCTTCTAATAAGGGCCAATCATCCACAGAACAACTTGCTACTTTTAATACATCAATATTTAATTCTGAAGTCATAGGGATTGATTCATTATCGAAAGGAGTTGTAATGGCTAATAATCCCGTAGATTTAATATAATCAACTATTTCTTTAAATTCTGATTTAGATAATCTAGTTTCATTAAATCTTTTAACATATTTTAAATCATTACGCTGTTGAAAATCAGGATGAATAAAAGTATCTAGATTTCTAAATTGTAATTTAATTCCTGCTGTTATTTTCCATTTTTTTGATAAATTTGCAAATTCATCAATGATAGTTTTGGCATGGGAAACACTACCCATATGATTATTTGCCATTTCAAATATATATAACATATTTTTATTTTTTATTTGTTTATACTAAACTATTGCTTTTCAAATATACGATAAATTTTTACTAATTCCAATTTCCATTTATATAATTTATGAAAATAGTTAACTGATCTAGAGTTTTAATATCAGCCGTTGGGACTTTAGGATCTTTGCTATTCCAAGGAACATCTAAATAATGAGCTGGGAATCTATTGGATAAATTATCATAATTTATTAATTCTCCATCAAATTTTGAATTATTTAACTCATATAATTTTTCAAAATAGGGGATTAATTTTTTCAATGAAGTTCTCTCACTTAAAATGTCTTCATAAGAATCTGTTTTTATTTTTGAGTAAGTATAACTTTTTAAAGCCTTTTCTAATGCGATATCAATATTTTCATGGGTATCATATGATGTACTATTAGTTTTATCTAAATAATCCACTAAAGCTCCCTTATGGTTTTTATAATAAACAATATTACATCCACCCATAAGAGCTTCATGAACTACTCTACAATTTCCTTCACTTTTAGATCCTATGTAAAGTATTTTACTATTATTATAAAACCAATTTAAAGTTTGTTGATTAATTCCTAAAAAACCTAATTCTGGAGAGAGCCTCATCATAGTTATATGTTTTTTCTCTTCAACAGTAAATAATTCATTAAAAGTTTTTACAATATTAATATCAGCATATTCTGGGGTTTCATTTTCGGCTGTGGGAATTATAAATAAAGTTTTAGGATATATTCCTCTATTGTTTAACTTTTTAATAGAATGTAATAATGGGGGGAGTTGTTTAATTTTAACTGCTCTACTAGTTGATATTATATCAAAATTTTTTTCTTTAATATCTAAATTCTTAAAATCACTAGTTAAAAAATTTCTCCCACATAAAGGAATATATAAAGTATTTCCATTATCTTTATAAGTAAGAGTAGAAGGAGATGAGAATGAAAAATCAACAATATTAGGCATTTGAATTTCTCCAAAATATGTTCCTTGGTTCCAACCTAAGTAAAACATTTGTTTTAAATCCTGGAGGGTTGATAAAGCATTTTGTAGCAACCAAGGCCATTCCTTATGAGTAAAAACTATAATACCTTTACTATTATCTTTAGGATATTTAAAAATATGAGCCATTATATGAACATTTTACCCCATTTATCTTCTGTTAGTTGGAATCGTTGGGGATGATCCTCAAAATAATAATTAGTGTAAGTATATCTAGAACCTGATTGGATATTTAAACCTCTGTGTATGTAAGATGTATCTACAAAAATTATAGTTCCTTTCTTTCCTATTACCTTAAAAGGTTCTATATTATTTTTTTTACAAAATTCATTAACTATATCATCATCATATCTTGTTGCTTTTCCAATACCATCTCTAGTTTGTAGATCGAACTGATTAGATAAAGGTAAAAATGAAAAAGGACCCGATGTTTCTTCTACATCTGTAAGATATACAATTGTTTTTATCTGTTTACCTCTATTATCTCTATGCCATCCTCCTCCACTATTAGTTATTTGATTTGGATTATATTGAACTTTTCCTCCTAATACAAAATGACTAACTATTTTATAACCAAAATATTCACTACCAATATCTAATAAAAAATTATCATTAGCAAATGTTTTAGCAGTATCATATTGATTTTCCATCTTAAATATTCTAAAATCCCCAGATGTTTCCTCTTTAGCTTCAGATTGTATCTTATCTTTATAAGTTATTAAAGAATCCTCTAAGTCTAATACTGCTTTATCACACCAATCCGAATTGAAATAATCTTCAATTACACATATTCCTACTTTATTTAAATTATCTAATATTTCATTTTTCATATTTCTTCTATTCTTTTAGTTTTATCACATATCAGTAAATCATAAGCAGGTTTTACACCAACAACTAAACTATGCCATTTACATCCCCATTTTGTAAGTTGTTCTTTTGTTAAATTAAACCAATTAATGCCCGTAACAGTTCCTCTTGCTGTCCAATAAGTTATTTCATGACCTTCATCATATAACTTATTTATTTTAGCTATATTTTCTTTACTAGGTATAGCGTTGGGGTATTCACGTTCTCCATCATAAAAACATATTGTCTCATCAATATCTACATAAATTTTCATAATGTGTCATAATAATTATTTTGTTTTTCTTGTCTTTCTATTGTCTTGTGATGCTGTAGAGCTAATTCAGGATTTTGAGGAAGTGGAGCATAAGTGTTAAATCCTTCTAATTTTTCATGTACCTTATTTACCCATTTTATTTCAGGTTTATTTTTCCAAATACGCCATTGATAATCAGGCCAATTTACCCTATCTTCTTTATCTACATTCCATCCCCATTTTGTAATATGTTCTTGAGTTAAACCAGATACTGTATTTACTCTGGGGACTAAATAAACTTCATTATTGGGATTATTTTCTAGTATAGTAGGTAAATTACCAATTAAAACTTCTGTAATCATTTCATCTGCATCTATTTGAAAAATATAATCCCCAGTACAATAAGAAGATAATTGATTTTTCCACTCTGCAAAATGTTTATTAAAAGGTGATTTATATAAAGAATATTGGTTTAATTGCAAGTAATGATTTAAAATTTTTTCTACTTCAATTGTACCATTATTAGTATCATATAATACTATAATTTCATCTTGTTTACGTTTATTTTGCATTAAAAAACCTAATAAACGTTGAATTTCTACAAATTCATTACAAACTGGAATTGCATAACTTATTTTCATATCTTAACTTGGTAATACTCCAATATACGAAAGAGCTTCCATAAAATCACGTTCTTCAAACTGTTTTAATGTACTCATATCCATTCTCCATTTATAAAACTCATTTTCTTTTCCGGGGATAGGGTATTTATGTTTTTCTTCTTCTGTTACTTCAATTGCTAAAACTGCTCCCCATTTCCAGTTTTCGGTTGAAGAGCCATTTGCAAATACCATTCCTTGCTCAGTTAAATTTACAGTTGTAGGAAACCACATTTGACCATTTTTATCTTCAAATTTAAGATCTTTATACAATTCTGGTAAAGTTTCCATTTGTTCATCAAATAATAATTCTCCTTCTCTTAATAAAGTATTAGATTGAAAACCACAACCATAACAATAATAATTATTTATATCTTGATTTACCTCAGTAACATAACAAGCGTCGGATCCGCATCTGGGACAAATTTGTAATTTATCTGATTCCATTTTTACAATTTTTGAAGTTTGGGTAGTTTTAATTTAGGAAGTTCAGGTTTATCATTTTTTCCTACTTTTTTAAGTTTAGGCAAACTCAACCCAACTTGTTGAGGCATATTCCCAGTTTTTTCTTTTAAAATATTACCTAATTTTTCTTTCATAGCTGTATAACTAAAATTTTCTTTAGTAAAGTTTCCCTGTTTTTTAGCTCTTACAACCCAGTCTTTATATTTTAAATATATCGTTTTAAAAGCATTATTTAAAGCTGCTGTGTCAATGTCAAACCATTGAGATTCTTTAACTAACCATTTATTAGCTGCACTTGGATGAACATTATGTAATTTCCCTTGAACTAAATAACTCATATCTGGTTTAAGAAAATCAACATGACCTGACCAACCTGAAGCTATTATAGGTTTTTTAGTTTGGGTAAATTCAAGTAATGGTCTACCAAATCCTTCTCCTTTTGTAGCGCTAACCATACATTTTACCTGAGGGTGGTTATATAACTGATTCATTTCTCCATCAGTAAGATCTCCATGAATTAAATATATTTTAGGTAATTTGCCTTTTACTTGAGATTTAATATCATTAATTCTTTTTAATATTTGTTGTCTACTAGAATAAGAAGCACTTCCAGCACTTGTTTTAAGAATTAAAGCTGGTTGTTTTTGTTTATTTTTAAAAGTATCTAAAAATGTTTTTATCATTACTCCTATATTTTTTCTATCATGTCCAAAGTCTCCTTGAATCCACATTCCAGTAAATAAGAAACAAAACTGTTCTTTAATTTCGGGCAAATCTAATTTATCAGTTGTTTTTTTATAATTTTTTTCATTAAAACCTTCAAATAAAATATCCATAGGTAAGTTAGGGTTTACCATTACTGATTGTTTTTGACCTGTTCTTTTATCTTGTTGTTCCCATTTACTAGCTTTAAGAACCTCAATTGTATGTTTAGATGAACCTAATACTAAATTCATTCTATTACATCCTACTAGCCAATCAGCAGGTGCTAAATTAGATTCAATCCCTGCAGTAATACCAATATTAAATTTTCCTTGAGGCATAAATTCATTAGGTATTGTTATTTGCACCCAAATATCAGGCTGTTGTAATTGACCCGTTTCTGGGGTTATTAAAAGAGGATTTAAAAAACCCCACTCTTCTTCATGGTCATCTATAAAACCCCAAGGTGTATCTCCCCACCTTTGAGGTAATACTTTTACATCGTAATTATCTAACTCATAAAATGCTTTAACTACATCTCTTCCTCTTGCTCCATAACCTGAGTATGTGTCTATAGGACAACTTATTATAACTGTTTTTTTCATATTAATATACTAAATCATGTGTTTGAATTCTTAAAATATTAGCTTCATCAGTATCTATTACTTCAAAAGCTTCTCTTGACTCCCAGGTATTAAATAATTTATCAGTAACATCGATAAATTTTTTACCTTGTGCCTCAGCTGTAAATCCAGCTTCATCACTGAGTGCCCATTCTCTACCTTTAAGACCTGCTTCTTTTCTCTTTTCTGGTCCTAAATCATATACTTCTCTTATTCTATCAGCTGCATCTTCAGGTTTACATCTATCATCCCAAATATAAGGTGTAACAGGTGATCCTTGAAGTGATCTAGAAGTTGGATAAACCGGAAATGCCCATTCACCATGTTTTTTATATTTGCCTGTATTATTTGAAGGTACTTCTGGTGATGGTGTAAACCATTTTCCTTTTTCATCTTTAAATCTCATTTGATCTTGCATTCCTCCTGTTGTATTAGCTATAATAGGGTTACCTGAAAGTATCCCCTCTGTTATTGTTAATCCCCATCCTTCATTTGATGTTAAAAGAATTTGACAATCTGAAATATTATATAAGTATCTTAAGTCTTTAACTTCCCATCTTTTAGTATCAAAAATAATAGCTTTAGGATATTTACCATCTCCGAATAATAATTCAGCTACAGCTCTTAAATCAGTTCCTGCTTCAGATACCATCTCTGTATGTAATAAAAATCTACATTTATCTGCTTTTTCTTTAGGTAAATTATCTAAAAACATTCTAAAAGCCCATAATGTATCAGGAATTTGCTTTCTCCTAATATTTCTAGAATTAAAAAATAAACAAAAATCTACTTCATCTTTACCAAAAAAATACTTTTTCATTTTTTCTAACCCCTTACTTTCTTCTTCATTATACTCAGATAAAGGTTTATAATCAGTATGGTCTAAACCATGTGGAAGGTATTCTATAATTTTATCCGCTGCCTTATCTCCTAAAACAATTTTATTTATATTTACTGTTTGTTTTGAAATTCCAAATAATAAATCACACGACTCATAAAATTCTTTATTATATAAAGGAGCTGGATAATCATCCCAAATATTAAGGTATATAATAGGGATATTTTTTCTAATTTCATTTTCTATAGCAAATAACCAAGCAAAATATCTAGGATCTGTAAATATCATTATAGCATCTGGTTTTTCGTGGTTGATAATTTGTCTAAGAAAAGTGCTATCACCATATTGATGTACTGGATATAACATTATACTTGGATCTTTTACTCCTGTCTCTTTTGCCATTTCTTTATCTAGTGATAATTTTTTACCTTGATCAGGGTGTTTAATTGCCCCTGCAATTTGAACCCAATTATAATGTTGGCATGTTTTTTTAACAATTTGTTGGGCTATAGTTGCTACCCCTGAATGTACTCTAATATCATCGCATATTAGTAGTATTTTTTTCCTTTGGTCTTTAGGAAGGTACTTATAATCTTTATTCATTTTATAATTCTAAATTGGTTTGATTACTAATCGTTCTTCTAAAATCTTCATCTGTAAGATACAAATAAATAGCACGGTCGGCAAGTTTCTGGAAGGAAAATTTACGTTTTACGCACTCTATTTTGAAATCTTGAAATAAATCACTTTGTATTTTAACACTGGTTAGTGTTTTTTCTTTTTTATTATTCATAATCTTTAATTTATTAAAACTTTATATATAAATATACTAATTTTTATAAAAATGCACCTAAACCGCATAGTTTTTTGTCTTCTTTAAAAGCACAGAAAGTACAGTTCCATTTACTTGGGTTAGGTAACATTTCTTTTGTTGAGTGTTCATTTTTTATAAAACATTCACTCATAAATTCTTCTATTGCTTTAGTTGCCCTACTTATTTTTATCTTACCTGAAGGGGGAGAATACATTTGGAATCGTTTCTGTGGGAAATCTCCTTCTTCGTATACTTTCCTTCTTGTAATAAAAAACTCAATATCAATATCTTTTTCGTCTACTCCAAATTGTTCTGCAAAGAATTTTTTGTATAGTATAAGTTGGAATTGTTTGTCTTCGTCTTTTTTAACATAATCTAATTTCCAACCATTAGTAGAGGTTTTAATGTCTATTATTTTAAATTTATTTAATTTTTCATTGTACATTACAATGTCTAAATAACCCATGAATAAAATATTAGGGTTATATTTTACAGGAGGCATTAATATAGGTGTTTCTATTCCTACTAAATGCCAACCTCGTTTAGAAAAATATTTACCTCTATGTTTTTTTAGGTAATTTAATATTTCAACACCATCTTGATAAAATTCACTTAATTCACCTGGGTTAGAAAAATGTTGTTTGTTATTTTTCTTATATTCATCTTGATAGTGTGCTCTAAGTTGGTCTTTAAGCATTTCATTAATATCTTCCCTATCAGCTGCTGCTGCACTTGTTTCATACATTGTTTGAATATAATGTTGAAATGCTTCATGTAATGCTTTTCCAAATACTGTGTGAATGCTTGGTTTATATACTTTGTGACCATCTCTATATTGTAATGCCCATTGTTTAGGACATTTTTTCCACATTGTATATTGTGAATATGAAATGTTCTTTTGATAAGAATAATCTAATTCCCTTTTAGGAGCTAGTTGTATCTCTTTTACTATTGCAGGTGTTTTAGCCATTTATTTTTTCCACTTGTCACGTCCTACTAGTAAACCAATTATACCATAATTAGCTATGTCTATAAACGTGTCTTCCATTCCTTCACCTTTAACAAAATTCCTACCATTAGTAAGTAAATTTCTTAATCTTGAAATTTTATCTGTTAACCTAATAGCTAAACCTGTTAATGAAAATTTTTTATCGTTTTCTTTAGTTAAATCTCCTCCTAATGAAATGTTTTGCAAACCATAATCCATATGTTTAGCAGCAAACATTCTATACATTTCATCCTGGATTATTTTAAATTCCTGAGATAATTCAGGATATTCTTTTTCAAAATGAGCCACTATGTGGTCTGATTCTTCTAATTCTTTTATTAATTCTTCCTTATTCATATTAAAAAGGTAGAGGTTGTTCACCCCAATATTTATTTAATGTTTCTAATCTATCATCTGCATCAGTTAATAATTCTAATGCTTCTGTAGCATCTTTCATAAAATCATTTACTGTGTGATCACCAATTCCTACTGCCTGGTTTTCTAATAAATCTAGTGCCATCATGGCTTTTGCTTTATCTGCATTAGCCTGTGCAGTTAAAGCTTGTATAACTTTACTTTTTTTCATGTTTTCATTACATTTTGATATGCTTGTTCGTACTGTTGTTCTAAAGTGAATTTAGGATTTTGATCTCTTACTTTTAAAATTTCTTCAAACATTTGTTGTCGTTTGCCATGTTCTTCAGCACTATAAAGTAATTCTTCTAACCTGCTCATTTTAGTAATTTTTTAATTTCTTTTTCGTCTTTACCCATTTCACGTAATATAATGGGTATTTCTTCTTTAGTCATTACTGTAATATATGAAAGAGCATCTGCTGCTCCAACTTCATAGTATTTTGCTATGTCTTCTACTAAATCTTTGTTAATGTTTTCAGTTTTTGACTTTATATATTGTAACCATACTTTCTTTTTAGGTAACATTTCTTTATAAAAATTATATATTTGTTTTTTCATAGTTGGTAACATACTTTGCGCATAATCTGCGATTTCAACGTAATATACGTGCATACTAACAAATCTATGCACCATATATGAATTAAATTTTTCCCAGTCGTTATCCGTGAATTCTGAAGCAGGTGTCTTATACAACGTTATATGTTGTAACCAGTCAAAAATATTTTTAATCTTGTCCTTTTCGTTCTTGCTCACCTTTGTATACCCAAATTCCTATTAAAATTAATCCTATCGCAAATGTAATTCCTACATATATCATATCGTAATATCTTTATAATCTTCTCTAATTTCTTTTGGTAAAGAATCAGCTATTATTTTTTTAGTCTCTAAATCATAAAATACAGGTATTGGAAGCATTGCATCTTCATCTGTTCCTGCTACGAATTTTGATACTTTTCTTAATACAAATGCTTGACCAAATAATAAACCTCCATCGAATCCTTCAATTGAGGTTGTGTTTTTAAAGTCAATATTCATTCCTTGTTGTTGTGGATTTTTCATTTATTTATTTTTTTTCTATTTAATAATATAGGATCATATATCCTACTATCTTCTATTTGTTTTTCCATAGGAAATTTAATTAAATTAACTGCTAATTCCTTTGGAATATTGTGGTTTAATAGTGATGTTGTAGATTCATTTTCTAAAACAGTTTTACCATCTATTTTTTTAATTTCTTTCCCACTTAATTTTGTCCTTAAATGATACCTTATAAAATCTTTATTCCTAGGATATTTAAAAAAATCTATACTATCATAATGACATATGTCTATTAGTATTTGGTTTTTGAATCCTAATTCTGTTGCATTTTTAAATAAGTTAAATAATCTAATATAATCATAGACAGGTCCTGTTAGTATTATATCTACGTCATTAGTATTATCTGGATCAATAACATATTTTCCTCCTATCCATACATTATAGTCTTCAAAACTATTTTTAGAAAAATCATTCCACCAATCATTTACTTTATCTAATGGAGGAGGGGTTATCCATGGTGTAGTTGTTATAACAGGACCTATTTGATAATAAAAATCCATTTATATTACTTGAGGTTTTTTTATTTCAATTATTTTGGCTAATGCACTCGCTATATTGACTTCCTTATCAATACGAAAGTTAGAATGATATTGATGCTCATTTAAAATTATGGCTACACTTCCTTCTCTACCAATGGCATATTCGGAGGCATGATCAAATAATGCTCTATATAATTCTTCAAAATCACGTACTTGAGAATCGGCTATTATTTGCCTTAGTTTTCTAAAATCGGTTTTTTTCTGTTTTAGTTCTTCTATAATTTGTTTAATATAATTGGATGATACTAAAATAGATTCATCTAATACTAATTCATTATTTTGTGTTGATAACTGAATAGTGTTTAACATTTTTCGTATATCCGGATGATGTTTATTAACTATGTTAACAAGAGCTTCAATTTTGAACTTTGTTTGTTCTTTGTCTAGTATCCCTTTTATATGTTTTGCTACTTCTTTTTTGCTTGGTGGTACTATTTTTAATGTTTGACACCTTGATTGAAGCGGATCTATAATACGCTCTATAAAATTACAAGTGAGGATGAAACGTGTGGTTCTTGAAAACGTTTCAATTGTATTTCTTAGAGATGCTTGTGCTTGGATGGTGAGAAAATCCGCCTCATCAAGGATGACAACTTTAATCTTTTTAAACGATATAGTGCTTGAGAAACTTGTGACTTTATCCCTAATAGTTTCGATACCTCGTTCATCAGAAGCGTTGATGTAAAGGTAGTCACACTCCAGATTATTAACAATAAGTTTAGCAAGGGTTGTTTTTCCAGTACCAGCAGGACCATAGAATATAAAGTTTTGAATATCATCTTGGTCTAGATATTTTTGTATTTGTGTTTTAATGTGTTCATTTCCTACATACTCTGTTAAATCTTTTGATCTATATTTTTCTACTAATAATGAATGTTCTTTCATAAAATTGAGAGTCCTAAATTGGTTAATTATTTATTGTAATTATAATCTTTAAATTGTTTTACCAATCTAGATTCTAGTTTATTAATTTGAGAATCAAGTTCTCTATGTAAATTCTCAATTTCTTTTGAAGTACTTTCGTACATCTCATTCAATTGAGCTGATTGTTCTTGATTTACATCATGTAAATCTTGATTTATCTGTTTGAATCGATTTGAAACCCTAGTAATAAAAAATGCCACTAAAGTAGTTAAACCTGATCCAATCAGGGTTCCTATAATTATATCTAAATTTTCCATAAGCGTTGTTTTTTAGGTAATTTAGGACTCATCAATTTTAATATTCATCTCCATAAATGTTATACTTCTTTATTGGTTCAGGTTTAACCTCTTCTTCAGAAGTTTTAATAGCATATAATTTACTCCCAATAGGATCTAATCTATACTCACCCTTAAAGTTAGTAACTCCTAGGTAGGCTTCCAAAGCATCTGTTAAACTTTTGTGAATAACTTTTTTTGAGTCATCTACTAGATTCCATCTGTCTCCAGGTGGAACTCTAGTAGCTATTAACTCATTTCTTTCTATAACTTCTGTTTTCATATTACATCATACCCATCATGGATGGATCTATTTCTGGTGTTGTATTTTCTGATGGTTTATCAACAACTGTGGCTTCTGTTAACAGAATAGTTCCAGCTATTGATGCAGCATTTTGTAATGCACTTCTAGTAACCTTAAATGGATCTATAATACCCGCTTCTTTAAAGTCTACCATTTTATTTTGTCTAATATCAAATCCTTCCCACTCTCCATCTTCTGCCAATTCAGGAATTTCATTTATTCCAGCATTTTTTAAGATTTGTTCATATGGTTTTTGACATGCTATTTTAACAATATCTACTCCAATGTTAAAATCTACATTACCATTATATTCTACCCACTGTGTAGCTCTTGCTATTGCAACTCCTCCTCCTGGTAGAATACCTTCTTCAATAGCTGCTTTTGTGGCATTAAGGGCATCATCTACTCTATCTTTTCTTTCATTCATCTCAGTTTCAGTATTTCCACCTACATGAACAATTGCTACTCCACCTACGAATTTAGACATTCTATCTTGTAACTTTTCCATTGCAAATGGTGTATCAGCTCTTTCTATTTGTTGAGATAATTCTTCTACTCTAGCAGTAATTGCTTCTTCTGAACCTTTACCATCTACAATTGTAGTTTTTTCTTTAGTAATAGTAGATACTCTAGCTTCACCAAACCATTCCCAACTAAACTTTTCTAGTTTCATACCTTTTTCTTTACTGAATACTTGACCTCCAGTTAGAACAGCTATGTCATCTAGAACTAATTTTTGTCTATCTCCAAATTCAGGAGCTTTAACAGCACATACTTTTAATGAACCTCTCATTTTATTTACAATAAGGGTAGCTAATGCTTCATTGTCTATGTCTTTGGCAATGATTAAAAGGGATTTATTTGTATTTGATACACTTTCTAATATCGGTAATAATTCTTTTACTTGGGTAAAAGTATGATCTGCTATTAAAACATAACAATCATTCAAAGTAGTAGACATAGTATTATTATCAGTAACAAAATAAGGAGATTTATAACCTCTATCAAATTGCATACCCTCTACGGTTTCAAGATAAGTTTCACCTGTTTTAGATTCTTCAATATGTACTACCCCTTCTCTACCTACTTTTTCCATTGCAGTAGCAATTAATTTACCTATAGTTTCATCGTTATTAGCTGAAATAGTAGCTACTTGCTCTAATTGTTCTTGAGATGAGACATCTTCTTGAAATGGGGTTAAATGGTGAATTACCTGTTCTACAGCTTTATCAATTCCTCTTTTAATATCAACAGCATTTGCTCCACTATCTAAAGCTGATAAACCTGCTTTAACCATTTCTCTAGCTAATAGAGTAGAAGTAGTTGTACCATCTCCTGCTTTATCTGCGGTTTTAATAGCTGCTTGTTTAAGCATTTGAACTCCTAACTCTTCAGTTGGATCTTCTAATGAAATATTTTTTGCTACTGTTACACCATCTTTTGTTGATTGTGGTGTTTGGCCTGGTTTAGAAATAACAACATTCCTACCATTTGGACCTAATGTAGATACTACAGCATCTGCTATTTGGTCTATTCCTTTTACTAGTTTTTTTCTGGCTTCAGGGCCAAATTCTATAATTTTACTCATCTTAATCTATTGATTTAAGAGCATCAAAATCTTCCTCTGATACTTCTGTTTCTGCTAAAACATCCTCTACTGATGTTGTATTATTTATTCTTGCTAATATTTGATTTTCAGAACCGATATAATATTCATCTCCTTTATGTTCAAGTTTAGTAAAACCTATTGTTGGTAGAATTACTTTATCTCCAACTTTAATATTAGTTTCTACAAAGCCAATTCCTGCTACTTGTCTTCCAGGACCCACAGCAACTACTTCTCCATGTTCGTTTCTGTCTTTTCCTAAATCGGGTACTACTATTGATCCATATTGTGTCTCTTCCTCTTCTTGAGGTTTAACAATAACGGCATCGAATAATGCTTCTAATTCCATAACTTAATTTAATTTAATGTTTGTGGGTAATATAATAAAAATAGTTTAATAAGCAAACCTAGGATGCAGTTTTTTTTATTTTATTGTTACTATTTTTGATTTTTTATCTGCGGCTGTTGGGATGAATAAATGGAGTAAACCATTTTCCATTTTAGCTTCTATTTTTGATAAATCAAATTTAGCTGCTATTTTATATCCTAGTTTAAAAGACCTTTTAGCTAGTCCTTTATAGATATAACCCTCATATGATTCTTCTTCTGATGGTTTATCATAAGATATATTTAATTGATCTCCATCAATTTTTAATTGTATATCTTTTTTAGTTAAACCTGTACAGGCAATCTCAAAATTGAGACCATCATCATTATAGAATATATCTAGTGGGTGAGGTTGTTTGTTTTCGAATGTTGTTGGTTGAAATTTTCCTTCTGCTTGAAAGAAGTTTTTGAATAAAATGTCGAACGGTGTTCGTTCGTGAAATAATGTACTCATATCATTTAGTTTTGTGGGTGTTTAAACTACCCTGTTATTAAATTACTAAGCTCCCATTTTGGTGAGCTGTTTGTGCATCCTAAGTTTGCATCTATAAATATATGAAAATTAAGAAATAATACCGTCCTCTGTAGGAACCATGTAATATTCGCTTTCTATAACACCATCTGTAAAATGTAAATACATTAAACCTGCATTAGATATTTTGAATGTACCTTCATCCATATCTTTATTTGCATTTAATATAGTTTTCATCATATTAGAGTTATATTTTATTTTCATAAATTCTTTATTTATCGTACCTTGTAATTGGTATGATATTTTATTGTTGTGACCTATTTCATCTCCAAATATAAGTTCACATACATCCATATTATCTAAATCTTTTGTAGTGGTAACTAAAAATTGTTCTACTTCTGACATAGCGCTTTTAGCTCTTAATATGTTAGATATTTCTTCACTACTTAATTGTAGTTCAACATACCAACTATCTACTGGTTTAGCTTTACCTACTTTTTTGATTAATAAAGGATCTGATAAAGCATATTCTAAATTAAAGTTCAAATCAGCTATTTTTAATTTAGTAATTATTTCTCTTTGTCTTTCTAAATCTAATACTAAATCCCCACTACATATTGAAATTAAATTAGCTAATTTTTTTGTGTTGTATATAGCTAAATCTGCATCTTGCATTTGGAAATCGTTGCATTTAACTGATCCTAATACCATATTTGATGGTGCTATAAAATTTATTTGTAAATGGTTGTCTTCGATTTCCCATTTGATTTGTTCTATTTCACCTAAATGGTATTTAGATATTATTGATTGTAATTGTGTTTTACTTATCATAAGTCAAAAAATTGATTAATGTAGGGGTTTAAGTTTAAGTTCCATTCTAAATCACCATAGAATCCCTCTAATTTATTTAATAAAATACTTTCAAATACTTTTTTTCTATCAGCATACTGCTCAATGAATGTACGAATTTTTTCTGGCATATCATAATCTAGAAATGCTATTTCTTCAATTTGATATGGGTTATTTTTAAGATAAATCCATTTTATTTTAGTACCATTGGTAATTAATTCGTATTTGCTATCTAATTTCCAAAATCTAAGTAAATCGTTATATCTAATAGCTGCTTTTACTGCTGCAGGTGCACCTAATTTTCTGCCTACTTTATTTTCTACATGATTAAATGTTGATAACATTTCTCCTTTTCTGGCTGGTTTGCCTTGATGTTTACCTATTTGTTTTACTGATGTTGGGTTACCTAAATCTGTTAATGGTATGGTTCCATCTAATACTTGCTTTTTAAATGTTTTTACTCTAGCATCTATATCATCTTGTGTTTCACCTTTTAAAACGTCTACTAAAACATCATTAAAGAATTTACCTAGTATAGGTGGAAAATTAGATTTTTGGAACTCTAAACCTTTAATATCAAGTGTTTCTTTTTCAACACCTTCTTGTTTAGTGATCCATTGTGCATACCTTCTAGTTGCTCTAAAATAAGCTGATCTTATTACACATTCAGTTTTCATTTCTAACCAATGTGGCTTATCAAACCATTCAAATTGATTTATATTAAAAACGTCCTTAGCTACATTATTGTAATGGTCTGTAATAATATCTTGATATTCTAGGGCAATTTTTTCTAGTTCAGTATCCTTTTCCTTATCAGACATTCCATCAAAATTAGGAAATCTATGTCTTAATAAAGGTTCAGCATGAAAATAATTACTATCTGTGTCTACATAAGCACAATAGTTAGTATCTTCAGGATCACATATCCACCATGGTGTGTCTTCTAAATGCTTCATTCCCAGTCTTCGTTTCTATGAGGTTTAGCTGGAGCTTCATATTCACCTTTACTATTTCTAGCATAGTCTTTTAAATCTTTTACTATTTCAAATTTTTTACCTTGAATAGAAATTTTACCACCTTGTTGTAATATTTTTCTAAATCGTTGTTCTTCAGGTTCTGTGAAATCTTTAGATATTTCTATGATTTCATCTTTTGACATTTTTACTCTATTTAAAAGTATAATGTGTTCTTTTCTTATGGATTGTTTACTTAACATTTTTTATCTCCTCGTTCATTTTTTTATTTGCTATTAAAGCTGATTCTTGAATAATTCTTTGTCCTGAAAGTGTTATAGCTTTTGATAAATTAACATTACCATATCTAAAACTAGGTAATGCTGTTGCACCATATAAACTATTTAATAAAATTTTCATTGTATATTGTAGTAAATGATATTTAGCTCCTGCTTCTTTATCTTTAGCTTGGTATGCTTTTTTCATTTTACCTTTATATAATACTCTTTCACCAAACCATTTAGCTAGTATAGTTGATAGTACTGATTGTCTATTTGTAGCAAACATAGTACCATTAGCTGATATAGTAAATTGATTTCCTTCTATAAATTTTAATAGGTTAGCTATTGTAACTTCAGCTCGTTTGCCTTTATGGTTTTTAATAATAATAGTACTATCTGGGTCTTTAGCTTTTAAATCATTTAATCCTAATCTATTATTTCTATCATCAGCATCTATGATTCTTGCTTTTAATGTTTCTTTACCTATATTAAGAGACATAATAATTGAGGGATATAGTGAAGTTAAATCCTCATCAAACATATAGTTGTATATTCCTGCTTTAGGGCAAAATAAATAACCTCCAGCATATCCTTTTTCTGCTTTTAAGTCTTTGTCTTTAGCAGGTGGGATAATATTTTGGGATAATAAGTAAGCCGAAATAGCACCATCTTGGGTATTTGTATTAGCATATACCTCACTATAGTTATGTTTACCTTTATGTGATAGATTTTTAGTTAAAGCTAAATATTCTAATTTTTTATCTAATTCAACTAGTATTTCAACATCAACAAAGTTATATTGGATGAATTTATTTATGTCACTTTCAAATAAAGAATCTAAATTACCTTCATATTCAACTTTATTTATACCTGCATATTTTTCTCCAATAGCATCTAATTTCCATGATGGTTCATCTTTCCAACTAAACTTTTTATGTAAACGCATGTAATCAAGAGATTCAACACCTGCTATTTGAATATATTGGTCTTTAAACCAAGGTGTTTCTCTTACATAACCAATAGGAGATAAATGTCTAGCCCAATCTTCACCTAATACATTACACATTCTGTAGTATAGGTATGGTATATCAAAATAATCACTATTGTATCCTATTATAATATCAGGATCGATTTCTCTAAATTTTTCTAAGAATTTAGCTAGTAAATCACTTTCGGTTTTACAAGGTGTAATTTCTTTGTTTCTAGCTTTAGTATGTTCTAATTGGTTTTTAGTATCTAAAATTAATATACCCCATTCATCTACTTGTTTATCATACCAAGCTATAGATGTAACTTTTTTAGGTGCATTTTGAATGTATTCAGGTGTTAAAGCATCACCCATTTCAGTTTCAATATCAAAAAATAATTCTCTGTGTGTAGTAGATGGTTCATCATTAGTACCATATTTTTCAATTAAGAATTTTTGATATGCTTTCATGTCATGAAAATGGAGTCCTGAATCATCAGGACCCCATTTACTAGTCTTTCTTAGTGGTTCGCCATTTAAACCTATATAATCAGCATCTGCTTCACTGCATTCTTTATAGGCAAAGTTTGTCCATTCAACTTTCTCATAACCTGTGTCAGTCCAAAGATGTATTAAATGTTTGTTTCCTCCTATTCTTCGTGCAAATGCTTTTTTAAACATTTTTTAATTCCTCTTCAGTGAAAAACTGCTTTAAATCTGGTCTAAAATAGTTAATAGATTTCATAACCTTTCTGTCTCTTGTTCTGTATACAACATATCTATCTCCTACTTTTTCAAAATGGCATTCTTCACCTTGTTCCTTAGCTCTTTGAGTGACAGTTTGTGCTGCTTCTTCTTCAGTTTTGCAAGACTTAGACATATTTGACGCCTGGACTTCTTTATACGCTGGCCAAATCTTATCTTTAAGGCCATGTAACATAGTGGCATTCCCCAAGGTAACATAAGCAATATCGCAAATAGCATCCAAAATTTCCACGATGTCTCCGTTTTTGCAAGCTTCTTGATATTCTGTGATTTCTTCGATACAAAAGTCGTAGACGAAATCTGTTTCTTTCTTTTCTGGGATTGTTGGGACATAGTTGTTTGGTTTACCAAATGTGGCATTAAATATTTCTACTTCATTTACAAATTGAACTCCTGGAGGTGCATCTGTTTCATTCATCATCTCTTCAAGTTCTTCACCTGTTAGTTCTTTATAATGAGGATTTTTATCTCCTGTTTGAGGATCATACTTTGGAATATAATGTGCATCCTTAGTTTGTCTCAGCTCATTTAATGTTCTTTGTTTACTCATTGTTTATATATTATGCCCTCCGTTGTTAATCTTTAGGCTGTCAAAAAATTCTTTTCTAGCTAAATTATCGTTTTCTCTAAACACACCTGAAGCTTTAGTTGTAACCATGGCTGCTCCTTGATGTTTTACTCCTCTACAACTAACACAATTATGAGTACCTACTATTGTAACTATAACACCTTTATTACCTTCTGTAATTTTAGATACGGCATTATGAATTGCTGAGGTTAGTTGCTCTTGTATTGCTCCTCTTCTACCAAATAATTCTACAATTCTGTTTAGTTTTGATAACCCAATTACTTGACCACCTTCTCCTGCTATATAACCAATATGAACTACACCTCCAATTGTTTGATGATGATGAGAGCACATTGATGTTAAAGGTATGTTTCTTTCTATAATAATACCATCATAACCATCAGAAGGAAAAGATGTAATAGGAGACATTGCTGTGTATCTACCCGCCCATAAATCATTAACATAAGCTTTAGCTACACGTCTAGGTGTTTCCATTGAATTTGGATCATTTCTCCAATCACATTTTAAAGCATCTAAAAATTGACCATACGCCAATTCTGCTTTATCTATCATCTTATCTTTTTCAGATTGTGGGAGTGGAAAACCAGGTGCAACTCCGTTTGCAAAACCTTCTTTTACTACTTCTAACTCCTCGTGTATTTTTCTTCGTTTGTTCTCCATTAACTAATTTTTACGTTAATATAATAAAATTATTGCAATTCTCCAACTTTTACTTTGTAATCTTGTATAGCTTCTGAATCTTCTTTTTCCCAAGGATATATTAACCAAACATCCTTATTCCATTTTTCGGCATATAAAGTTGGTTCAAAACATGAAGTATGAGGTTTATAATGTAAAACTGCTGTTTTAAGGTTAAATGGGTAAGAATATAATGTTTGATATTTTTTTACTAAATTATCTAGTGTTTCTCCACTATCACAAATATCGTCTACTATTAAAGTGTCAGGTCCTATATCACCTTTAGCCATAGGTATTCCTAATTGGTGAGATAACATTACTGCAGGTATTAAACCTCCTCTTTGTAAACCATATATGTTTTTAAATTCTAAATCGTTGGTAATTATTTTATGGGATAGCCTGAATACTAAAGCTTTTATTTCATCCCAATCTACATTGTATTTTTTCATTTTATTCTAATTTTCATTTTATGTGGTGCCGTTTCTTGACCACCAAAGAATGGAAACAGTGAATATTTTCTACCTGACCAATCTGGACAAGGTCTTATTAACGTATCACAAGTTCCATCTATACAAGATGTGTAAATAGTGTCTTTAAAATCTAAAGTAACGTTTACTATTTGGTCTGGGTATACTTTTTTAAGGGATTTAAATTCTATATTATTATCATCCCTCTTATATATTAGTAATTCAATAGAATCACCTGATGCTCTCCAACCTATTCTACATGAATATTGAGAATGGTGTCTGTCACAATCTGAAAAACCTATTAATTTATTAACGTCTAAATAATTTGAGGGATTAAATAAATCTGATTCTGAGTAAATACAAGATGGTTCAAATATAACTTCCCATTCCCATGATTCAGCTCTATTATTATTACCAAATAATTTATCTATAGGGCCATCTGAGTAATGGTTACCTCTATCTATAGTATAAACTCTATAACCATCTTCATCTTCTTTATTGCAACCTATTAAAACTAAAAGTATAAGTAATATTTTACTTGCTTTCAAATCCAATATTTAAAATCATTAATTTAAATCTGTTTGTACTTACAAATAAATCTAATATTATAAATTTACTTATCCTAATCTTAATTTCTAAAATATTACCACTTAATATTCTAAGTTTATTCCATAAATTTGTTACTTTCATAATTTTTTATTTTTTGAGATATTCTATCCAACTTGTACCTTTTGTATCGGCGTTTGGAAATTCAAATATTTTTTTAATATCTCCCATTATTATTGTTTTTCTAAAGCCACTAGGTATTGTAGCTCCACCTTTTACCTTTTTTAATTTACCTTCGAATAAGACATCTACTCTTACTTTTACTTCTTTATCAAAGAAATTAGCTAAACTTCTTTCAAATGATTCTAGTCTTGCCCATTGTCCTCTGTTTAGTCCTTCATGTTGTAAAGCTGAGTTTAAGTATGAAAATGTTTTAAGTAGGGTTTCTTTATCACAGTTAAATGCTGCCGCAGGTGCTAAGTGACCTTTATCGTAAATATTATCTACATAATCTGCATCATCTGATGTTTTTACCCCTTTAGGTACCCAAAAATTCATACCTGTTCTTTCAGCGTGTCCGTTTGGGCATTGTATTGTATATTCTAACCAAATTGGTTGTTGATATTCTTCAGAATATTTAACTGTAAATATGTCAGTTTTTATTACTTGACTATAATTTAAAACACTGCTAAGTATTAAAATTAATGTTATTTTTATTTTATTCATTTCTTAAATATTCTTCTAATTTTTCTATTAAATCTAATACTTCGTCTGGTTCCATAGTAATGGCACAACAAACGTTTACGTTTTCTTTTATTTCTTCTAATATTTCTAATGCTTCCTCCTTAGACACCTCGTTCTGTATCAAATGCTATAATATGGTCTCTACCTGTCATATTATATCCTTTTTCAGCACATAATTCAAATACTAAAGGATACATTTTTATTAGTGTTTCTCTAGTATCTCCAGCTGGCATAATAAATGTTTTGTCCTTTGGTATATCCATTTCAACTCTAAATGCCTCTATTTCTTCTAAATTTTTATCTGTGCCATCCCATACTGGTTTAAAATGATAGTCTTTATGGTATGCAATTGTTTTTCCTATAGCTTCTTTATTTAATCTAAGTCTGTTATGGACTTTAATCATTCTTTCATCTGCTACTGCTCCATTAGGTGTAATAGCTCCTATTACAGGAACTGAATTAGAAAACTTAGGACTAAGACTAATAAGATCCAAGGGATAATCGGTTTCAAGAAAATGAGAACCTTCAGTTTCAATTGTAACAAGTATATTTCTTTCATTTGCAAAGTGTGTTATTTCATTTACTAAAGCAGGGTGCATTGTAGGTGAACCACCTGTTAACATCATTTCTTTTACATGAGGATTATCATCATATATTTTAATAATATCATTAAATGTAAATGTACCTTTTTCTGGATGTATACTTGTATACCAAGAATCACACCAACCACCTTCTCCAAAATAGCATCTGTGAGTACAACCTGTTGTTCTAACTGCTATTGTAGGTCTACCAAATCTAGATCCTTCTGATTGTACACACCTATATACTTCTAAAACTGGTAATACTTTATTATAATCTTCTATTCTTTTCATTTATTTAATTTTAGTGGAGAATGCGAGAGTCGAACTCGCGACTTCTACCTTGCAAGGGTAGCGCTCTAGCCAGCTGAGCTAATCCCCCAAAATTTAATAGTTACCGGGGAAGGATTCGAACCTCCGTTCTCTGGACCAAAACCAAATGTCCTGCCACTAGACGACCCGGTAATTTTTGCGGAAAGAGAGGGATTCGAACCCCCGTTACTTTTCAGTAAACTGGTTTTCAAGACCAGCGCATTCGACCGCTCTGCCATCTTTCCTATTTTTTTATTCACAGTAGTAAGCTGCATTTTTACCATGTTCCATAAATTTAACCTTAGTAACTCTTACTCTACCTTCAGTTTCTTCATGGACAAAATCATTTACTTTATTAAAGATAAACTCTGCAAATTTTTCTGCTCCTGTTGCTTCAATAACTCTTAATTGAATAACTCCCAATTTATTCATTGTTTCCCAACCACCCATTCCTGGGTCATCTTCTGCTATTATTACAGTATGGTCAAACATAAAATCAAACCATTCTTTAGGAGATTTACCATCAATTTTAGTTTTGGCTCTTTTCATTCCTCCAAAATCCCAAACCCAATTTCTACCATCTAATTCACCTTCAAAATATACTTTAAATGAAATACCATACCCATGTAAAAACCTACAGTGTGTATCTTCAGCTTTCCATTGACGAAACACTGTACTAAACCCGTCAAAAACTTTACTTGATTGAAATTTTCCCATTATACTAATTCTTCTATTATTCCTACTGCTTCACTTAATATAAGTAAAATTACTGCAATAGGCAAATTAATTACAAGAAATCCATATCCTAAGATACGAATTCCTGATTTTATAAAACTTATTACTTGATGCTTTTTTGCGTCTGGTTGCTTCATATTACATATTATTTACCATGTCGATAGTATCATTCATGTTAGGCTTATTTGCATGATCGGCTAATAATTTTTCAACATGAGATTTTGCTGTGTCCCAACCATCTACATATATGACAGGGTCTTTTCTACCTAGTTTTAAAAATGCTTCTATCCTTTCTACTGAAGATGCTGATTTATAATCTGATAATCCTTCAGCTGTTGGTTTATATGATGTATTAGTTCTTTTATATACTTCATTAAAATCAATCCCTAATTCTTTACAACATACTTCTCCATCTTTTAAAATATCAAATTTATCTCCATTTAAATATGGTGTGTATAATGATACCCTTGATGCTTCCCAGTTACCTTCCGAAAATGCTTTATAATCTGCATCTCTAAATTCTTGTCTACAATCAGGATAAATTGCATGATCTCCAGCATGAATACCCATTGCTATTTTTACCGCTGATTCTGTTTTGTTAGCAATTGATAATGCTACAGATTGTATTAGTGATGAAAATATTTTATTTCTATTAGGCACTACTGTTGCTTTCATATTATCTTCTTCATAATGTCCTTCAGGAACATCATCTCCACCTTCTACTAAAGCTGAATCTAATAGTGATGTTAAACCGTCTAATTTAATAGATTGATATGTAATAGGCTCAAAATTATGTTTAATAGTTTCTCCTAAATCATTTTTAGCTAAAGTTTCACTTGCTTTACTATTTAAGTAATCTACTAATTGTTGTGCTCTTTCTAATTCAACTCTATGTTTTTGACCATAATCAAAACTAAGAGCTGTTACTTTATAATCGTTTGCTAATAGGTGAAGTAATAGTGTACTGCTATCCATTCCACCACTTAAACTTAATACTGCTTGTTTCATGTTGGTATAAATGTTTTAAATAATTGTATGTTATAAATTGCTGTTTCCCAATGTTCAGCTTCTCCTTTAAATTTATCTACCTTAGTAGATATTTTGTTATCCAATCCCCAGGGCTCATATTTTATTCCTGATAAACCATGTATAACTGGGTTTGATGTGTCTATTGTTTTAATAAATGGCATATTTTTATACCATTTAAATTCTTGAGGAATATTGCATCCTAATAAATGTATTCTATCTGATTTTTTAATAGTATCTTCTTCATATAATTCTTTTATAAAGTTATATCTACCATGAGCTTTTGTTACTGTTATATTTTCTATATTTTTAGATGTTTCTTTTCCCTTACCATAATACCAATCTGCACCATAACTAAATGCTATTTTTTCATAACCTTGATATTTTAATATTCTATAACATTCTCTAGCTTCACCTTCATTTTTACCTTGTACTACAGCTACTGGGGTTGTATTTTCAGGATATTTTTTATTAACCCATTCTTTAGCTGATACTAATGTAGCTGTTTTATCTTGCCAGTAATCTGGTACTATAAATTCATCAGGTTTAAAATAATATAACCAATGGGCTAGGCGTTCTGAATCATATGGTTCTCCTAATTCATGTAAGGAATTATCCATAATAATATAACGTTGCATTTCTTTAGATTCTTGAAAATATTGTTTATATTCTTCGCTTTCATCTAGCAAGTGTGGTAAACAATAGTCATAATCAATTAACCCCCTAACTTGTTTCATGTAGGGAATTGGTGCTTCATGTGATACTTTCATATAACTTTTCTTGGTCTTCCTCGTGTTTGTAATTTTTCTCGTCTTGTTCCAAATTCTTTATCACAATAATGATAAAAATTTTCTAGTGTACCTCCAAACCCTCCCATTTCTTCTTTTACTTGCTTTCGAGACATTTTGAACTTCATATAGAAATCTTTTTCAATACTATTAATACGTTCTTTTTCGTCTTTTTCAAAATCATCCCACAAACGTTTTCTTCTAGCACCGTTCATAGCATTTTTTTCATTAAATAAAACAGCATCGGGATATGTTTCATGGTGTAAATGATTTATTTCCATTTCGGCATATCTTGCTTGCCAGTAATAATGAGAGAATTCATAATCACCATTTTGGATTTTATCTAGTAAATCAGAATATTTGTGTAATGGTTTGTTTGGAGAATCAAATCTTCTCCACCATCTAAATTGATTATAATTAAGGGGTTGCAGTTGTGATATTTTTTCTAAAACTGTATCTTCATCTACATCGTAAATATAATTTTTAGTCATGCTTAAATATACGAACCTTTATTGGGGAAGCCAAATAATTTTAATAAGTAATTGTATTATCTTCGTCTCTTAATTTTTTAATTTTTTTATCTATTTGAGCTAAAGCATCTCCTACTTTTTTAGCAGTACCTCCATTTCTTTGGATTTTTTCTTTTTGAGATTCTAATGATTTAATTTTGGATCCAGTATCACTTATTGTTTGAGAATCATCATCAAAATCAACAGGTGGTTCTTTTTCTATTTTTTCAACTTCATTTTTTATAACTTTATTAACTTCTTTTTCTGTATAAGGAGTATTAGGTATTAAATCATCTATATCATAGGGAGTATTAAATTCTCTACCTTCGGGCACAGAGCATTCTACTGTCTCGCCATATAAATTTTCTTTAGTTGGTTTTCTTAATCTAGCAAATGCGAAGTTAGCTGCTATTACTAGTGCTATTGCTAAAGGATCAAACACAAATATTATTGTTAATAAAAGATAATTTATTATTTTATCCATAGGTAAACCTGTTAAACCTGAAAGATATTTAAGAGGGCCTAATTCACTTGTAGAACCATCTCCTATTCTTGTTTCTACTATTTCGGTTTCATATTCAAATATTTTTTCATTTAAAACATCTACCTTAGCATTTATTTCTGTTTGTCTGATTATAGCTTGATCTAATTGTTTTTCTAGTGCTTTTCTAGTTCTACTAGAAGTTGAAGTAATAATTTGATTAGTTTCTTTATCTCTCCATTGAACTTTATTATTAGATAAACCTTTTCTAAGTTCAGCTACTGCTTCATTTATAGATGTTTTTTCTTCAGTATAAACTTCTAATTGTTCTTTAACATTATCTCTTTTAGTTTCTATAAGCACTATTCGGGCTTCAGCATTACCTTCTTTATTTGCTGTATCTTGGTAAGCAGCAGATAAAAACCCATATATGCCCATTGAAGTAATTAATATTAATACCACACAAGCAATTGATAAATAAGCTTTAAGTAAAAAAGGTAGTGTTTTTCTATATTGGTAAAGTAAAGATGCTATTACTAATTTGGCTATCTCCAATGAAGCTGCCATTACTATAACTGCAAATGCTGCTCCTGCAAATAATTTACTTAACCCACTAATTGAATAAAATGCTGCCGAAGCAGATACGGAAAGTGCCGATAGTGCTATTAAAGCAGGGAATATCCTATCTGTTATTTTTTTAATCATAAGATTAATTTACAAATTTCTTAGCATATTGACAAGTTCCTCTTGAGGAAAACAATCAAACTTGTCTTTTCTTACAGATGTGTGTGACCATAACCCAAATTGTTTTGCATTATAAGCATCTTCATTAAATTCAAATGCTTCTTTTGGGTGTACTCCTTCTTTTAACATTTTAGGAATACCATTTTCTAAGTCCATTTTTGGATAAATGTCTTTTAAATGTAAAATAAGTAGTCTTAAACTTTCTATTTGCTTATCTGAATAAGCATGCCAGTATTGGTGACCTCTAAATTTATATCCTAAATCACAAACATATTCTGGTTTTACTTCTGTATTAACATAAGTGTAGTATTTATCTCCTTTTTTAGTCAAATAACCAAAATTATTTAATTCTACACCTCCTGAAAATTTAGATATAGCAAATCCTCCTACTTTACCTAAATGCCATCCTAAATAGTTATTTGGGAAGCATTCTACTACTACACCATCATGAGGTGCATCTTTACCTTTTACATTAGTACCACCTATACAATATTGTGTAGCTACTCTACCTCTTGTGTCTCGGTTCCAGTTATTAATTGTGTTGTAAGGATTATCCCAACCAGCTGTGTGATGAATAAAAAACCCTAATGGTTCTATCTTACCATAGTCTCTAACAAATTCATCTCCATCTAAATAAGCTCTATCTATTTCTAAACCACCCTTAGTTGTATATTTACCTAAACGTTCTAGTTTATCATCTTTATCAGTTGCAGCATCCCATCCTGATTCATCAGTATCTAAACCTAGCATTTCCCAAGTTCCTCTACCTACTAAACCATCAACGGTTAAGTTATTTTCTTTTTGAAATTCTTTTACTGCTGCTTCTGTACCAGAGCCAAATATACCATCAGCTGCTAGTCCTAAGGCCTCTTGCAAGTCTTTAACATCTGGTCCTTTAGACCCTTTTTTTAATAGCATTATTCTTCTTTTTTACCACTAAATATTTTTCCTGCTTCAGCTATACCAAAGCTACCTAGTGCGATTATAACAAATGAATTGTAAATATATTCTTGAATTTCTAAATGTTTGCCTGAAATTCCTGTAATAATATCTACTGCGGCAAATACTACCATTACCATAAATGCTGCAAATCCAACTACATTTTTTTCATTGATGTCGTTTTCATCCTTAAAAATATTCCTAAATGACATAAGTTTATGTTTTATATAATTTGTAATTCTATTCATAAAACTATTTTTTAAAACTTATTAATTTAATTGATTATTTTTTCTTTGGTCTGCCTCTTCTTTTTTTACCTTTGGCAGCATCAACTACATCTTTTGCTTGGTCAGCTACTTCTTTAGCTGCTTTTTTTACATCAGCAACTTCTTCTTTTACTCTACTAACTCGTTCTTTTACTTCTTCGACAACTTCGTCTACTTTAGCTTCAATCTTCTCGTCAATAGTAGTTTTTCCTAGTAACCAGTTCCAAAATCTTTTTAAATATTTCATTTTTTATTTTTTTGATTTATTATAAATACTAAAAAAATCATTGTTCTTCCAATGATTTAATAATTTGTGCACTATCTAATATGTTATCGCTTTCAAAAGGACATTCCATTGTTTCTCCTGTAAATTGAGAATCAAACATATACCTATCTGGGAAATTATATTTAGGTAATGTAGCCTGGATATTTTTATGGAAATCATACCCAAATATAGTATGAGGTGTTCCTATCCAACATACTGTAGAAGGTAAATTCATCGCATAAGCAGCGTGTTGTAAACACGAATCAATAAGTAAACGTTTATCTGCATAGGCTAGTAACTGGAAAAGTTCTAGATTGTCTATCGATTCATAAACGTGTTCAATACCCTCTATACATTGTTCCTTTTTTCTACATATTTGAATTATGTGATAATCTTTTTTTAAAAAATGATTTGCTACTTCTACTATATTTTTTCCTGGTAAGTCTCTTGTCCAAGCATAGTCATGTTTTTGACCCTGTAAAGGTCCACCGTTTGTGTGGATTAATAATACTGGTTTATCTCTTCTCCATTTATTAGCCCCTATTTGTTTTTGTCTTAAATTAAACTTTAACTCTGGGGTTTCATTAGTATATTTTAGCTTATATAGCCTACACCAATTTTCTATTAATGGTTTTCTTTTTACTATGTGTTCTGTGGTAAAATAAGGTTCGTGTCTAAAAATAATGGAATCTTTATTTTCTATATATTCCTCATAAAAGTAAGGAGTCATGTTATGTCTATAAACCTTTTCTACAAAATCAAGCCCTAAAAAAACTTGAGGCCATCCACAAACTATTATTAATTTTCTATTTGGGTGGTTGTTTTTTATACATTTAGCTACAGCGGTTGCTGCTACATGTTTACCTAATCCACCTTCAATATGGAATATTGAATACTTTGACATAACTTAATTTTAATATAATATAATAAATTAATTTAAAGATACCAAATTATTCTTCAGCTTCAGGGTCTAAAGGAGTCCAAGATGTGCTACTTCTTATATCTAACCAATTAGTATAAGATCCAGACCAGTTTAATTCAACTGAGTTATCACTTATAAATGTAGGAATACTACTGGTATACCAGGATATAGAAAATAAAGACTCATCTATTGATTTACCTACTGTTGTAGAATTTGTTTCTAATATCTGAGAATAATTTATCTGTTCTAAGTATGAACTAGATAAAGTAGCAAAAATTATATGATCAAGTGTTTCCATTTTATTTAAGTTAAACCAAATCTTCCTTTGTAAAAATCATATGAACCCTGTATTTGTTTAGCAGATAATTGTTTGCTATAAATTTTAAAAATTTGAACATAACCTGTAAGATAACCAGTACCAGAGAATCTTTTTCCCATATAAAAAGTATTAGGTAAAGCTGGTGTTTGAGATTGATACCCAGTTGCAACTGAAGTCCCGTTGAGATATCCTGTGGCTGGATATCCTCCTCTTGCCTCATTAAATGTAGGACTCATACTTATTGCCCATTGGTGCCAATTATTATATCCATTGCTAGAATTATATCTAACTGCATTTGCCCAATTCCAATCATAACCTGCATATTCAGTTAACATGTAACCTGTTGATTGTCCATTAGTACCTCTGGCATCCCATAAATATTGAGCATTTGTTCCAGAAGTTCTTTGTGACCATATTTCAATAGTTAAACCCGTTGATGCAATAGTTTCATTTTCATTATTTAAACCAGAAAGTGTTCCATAATTACTACTATAAAAGTAAAAAGATCCACCAGCGGCATTAGCATTAGTATAAAATAAGGGAGAATTAAGAATGGTCATATTATTCTCATTTCCTGATAAATCATACCAAGTAGATACACCTGATTTTTTAGATCTAGCATCTCTAGCATCAAAAGCTGCTATACAATCACCACTAAAATCATACCCATAAAAACCATCTTGAGGAAAATTATATGTAGTTGATGATCCTTGCTGGTCATCAATCATTTTACCCATAACTTCTATTGAAACTCCAGCATGGGGACAAGTTGTTCCAACTGATTGAGTAGGAAGACCTAATTCATCAGCTGCTTGTAATACTGATATTTGCCCTGAAGCAGGTAAAGTCATTATATTTTAGATTTGATGATTTCTACTTCTTCTTTTAATTCTTTTATACCTTGAATTAATAATGGAACTATTTTTTCATATCTAACTGCTTTATACCCATTATCCCTTGTTGCAACTACTTCTGGGAGTATTTCTTCTACCTCTTGTGCTATAACTCCTATATCATGCCCTTCAAATGAGTGTACTTCTTCTTTCATCTTTTCATCAGTAACTTTCCAGTCAAATTCTACACCTCTAATTTTATCAATTTTATCTAAAGCATTTTTAATAGGTTTAACATATTTCTTTAACCTACAGTCTGAAGTTGAATATGCTACTATATCATTTGAAGCATCTATTCTACCTGTTGTTGTTGAAGTGCTTATATTACCCACTGATAAAGCTCCGTTACACATATTTAACCCATCAGTATTAAAAGTAGCTAAACTTTGTGCCGATGTTCCAACTATTACTCTTAAACAATCAGTTCCAGGTCTCGAAAATCCAACACTACTATCACTAGCAAATACTATAGAAGGGCTAGAAGTAGAACCATCTCCTACACAAATTTGTCCTGTCATACACATACCATTTGTAGTAGTATTACCTTGTGTAGTTACTGCATCTAAAGTTGGTGTTGTTCCTGCAGATGGTGCAGCACAATAAAGTTCTCCTGTAGTTGCATGTATCTTAACTATACAATGTGTTTCTGCATTAAGGGATAAATCAGGTAACTTTACCTGTTGGCAAATAGAAATTGATGAGTCTCCCATTGATACCATATTATTTCCATAGTTGCAAATATTAATGTTTGCATCCCCAACACATAATAACATATTTTGATCATTTCCACCATCACTAATAGTTAATGTACTTCCACCACCTTCAATATTATTTGTTACTAAACCACCAGCACCTGATCCAGGATTTTTAACTGTTAATTTATCTGTAGTTGAATTCCATGTAAAAGCTGCTTCACCAGCAAACCCACTAGCCCCATCATTATATTGAACATTTCCTGAAGCTCCTCCAGGTGAAGTAGATGGGAATGAACCTGAAAGAACAGTTGAACCATTTAATACTTGTGTTGTAGTTACTGTTCCAGTTGCTCCGTTTACACTATTTACTGCAGTTCCTGTATTAATTGTAGCTGATGATTTTTTTATTTGCCCTGTGGAATTATCATAAACTAATATATTTCCCGCCGAAGCAGTAGTTGCCATTTTAGAAGTTTTAATAGATAATGAACCTGAAAGAAAAATAGTTTCATCTCTACCATCTATTCTAAATAATTCTCTTACTGGATGGAAACCAGCACCAGCTCCTGCATCTTGTTTTACAGCTAATGAAAATATAGCATCATGGCATCCATCTTCTTTTGCTATACTAGTTAATTCTACAGTTGCATTTTTATCAGAAACTCCTTTTTGAGCTGTTATACCTAATGTAGCAGCGCATTGATTACCACTACCAAAATTAGTATATCTAGTAGTAGCTGATATAGAATGATTTCTTGAACCTGAAATAGGGGACCAAGGTGAACCTACAAGTGGGGATTTGAAACCTACTAAAGCCCCATTCCCAGCAGGTGGAGAAGCAGTTGAAAATTGTGAACCTGAAAATGCTACTATTTTACCATGATTATTTAATTCTTGGGTTGTACCATTATAAGTTGCTTTAGATTCTACTGTTGCACAATCTGCAGCTTCAAATGTTAGGAGACCATTTGTGGTATTCCCATTCATTTTTATATAAGTTCCGTCGTTATTGAATTGCGATACATTGGACCCAGATATCGCTACTTTTTTCCAGTTTGGCATAATTTTTTATTTTTGCGGTTGGCTACTTACGGTGAAGTCCACTTCCCTTTATTAGGGCCAACAAATTTATTTTTATATGTTTATAAATACGGTTATCCATCACAAGATACACAATCTGCTACACGAGATCCTAAATCTCCTTTAATAACTGAATCTGTTCTTAAATAATATAATGTTTTTACTCCTAATTTCCAAGCTTCTAAATGAACTTGATTAATCCATCGAGGAGAATCTGTAGGATCAAAACATAGATTTAATGATTGTGTTTGATCTATGTATTTTTGTCTTATAGCTGCTTGCTGAACTAAACCTAATTGATTTACTTCAGAAAATGTTAAAAATACTTCTTTATCTTCTTCAGGTAGTACTTCTGCAGGTAAATTTTGTACTGAACCATTATCTGCTAAAATTTGATCCCATATTTTATCAGTATTGTTTTTAGTAGTTTTTAATTTAGCTACTAATTCTGGATTTTTAACTATAAAAGTACCTTTAGCTCCATTAAATGTATAAACATTTGCAGGTTGTGGCTCTATCCCTGCTGAGCATCCTGATATTCTTGAATTTGATACTGTTGGTGCTACTGCTAGTAAATGAGTATTCCTCATACCTGTTCCTTTACACCATAAAGGCTCTCCATATTCATCTGCTAATTGTCTAGATGCTGTTTCAGCTTTTAATTTTATTTGAGAAAATATAGTATGTGTCCAAGCTGTAGATGCTATTGAATTAAATGGTAAATCCTTTTTCTGTAAAAATGTATGCCAACCCATTACACCTAAACCTAATGCTCTTCCTTTAACAGCATGTCTATGTGTTCGTTTCATTGATTCTTGACCACTGGTTTTATCAATAAATTCTTGCATTACACCATCTAAAAAATATGTAGCAGTTTCTACTACATCTGTATCTTTCCATTCATCGTATTTAGCTAAATTTAAAGAACTTAAACAACATATAAAACTATGCTCTTCATCTGTATGTAATGTAATCTCAGAACAAATATTAGTCATTGAAACATCTAAATTATTCATTAGATAAGCCATTGGATTATCTTTATTAACATTATCTTTAAACATTATGTAAGGTTCACCTGTTTCAACTCTAGCTTTTAAAATTTCTAACCATAATCCCATAGCTTCTTCATCTCTGTCGTTTAGCTTTCTCATAAAAGCATCATCTACTACTACACATTGATGTAAATTTAAACATTGTCTATTTGGGTCACCTTTTGGTCTTCTAATTTGAAGATATTCACTAATATCAGGGTGATTAATGTCTAAATTAACACTAGCAGCACCTCTTCGTACACTACCCTGGTTAGTAGCTATTATAGTTGAATCATATATTTTAGCCCATGGAACTACTCCTTCAGATTGGCCGTTTCCTTTTATAGGTGCACCTCTTTCTCTAATTCTTGATAAAGAAATACCAACACCTCCTCCTGCTGAGGTAAGTTTCATTAATTCTGCATTTGTTAAACCTATACCTCTAATTGAATCGGGCGTATCAACACCATAACATGAAATAGGTAAACCTCTATCTGTTCCTGTGTTAGATAAAACAGGTGATGCTAAACCAATCCAACCATTCCAAATATACTTAAAAAATTTGCTTTCTAGATCTGGTCTGTTTAATTTTGAAGATATTGCACCTGATACTCTTTTATAGGCTTTTCTAGGTGTTTCTCCAGGGATTAAATATCCTTTAGAAATAGTTGCTAGTGCTACTTCATTCATCCACTCAGGATAATCTTTACCCTTTTCCCAATTTGTTGTGTCTGCTATTAAATTGTTATCCATATCTTAAAATAATGTTGCTGCATCCCAGTCTTTAGTACCTTTTGCATAATTTGTTACTCTTGAAGCGAAAAAATCTGTATGTTGTTTACCTGCACTTAAAGCATCAAACCATTTCATATTATTTACCGCTGTCATGTCTACATCTCCTATTATAGGATTGTATCCTAAATCTCCTAATTTTGTGTTAACTCTGTTTTTTATAAAATTAACTAAATCATATTTTGAACATCCTTCTAAATCACCAAGTTCATATACTTTATCTATAAAATCAAGTTCTAATTGTAGTGATAATAAAGCTGCTTCATTTATTGCTGCTTCTAATTCTGGTGTTTTTATTTTTGGGTTTTCAGCTATTAATGTTCTAAATAACCAACATCCAGCTTCTGAGTGTAATGATTCATCTCTAATACTCCATTCTACTATCTGACCTACTCCTTTAAGTTTATTTTGCATTTTAAAAGATAGTAAAACTGCAAATGAAGAAAATAAATTTACACCTTCTGTAAATGCAGAAAATATAGCTAATGATTTTGCTATTTCATGTATGTCTTTTTCACCATTAAAGCTGTCTCTAACGGCTGTTAAATTTTCTATTTTAGCCATTGTTGCTTCATCTTCCATAAATTCAGCAAAATTTTCTAAACCTAGTGTTTCATTTAATAAAGAATAAGCTTCAGCATGTATTGTTTCAAATGCTCCAAATGTAGTAGCCATCATTATAACTTCAGGTTTTCTAAACCATTTTGTTACTAATCCACTCCAATAATCATTTACAACTGTTTCAGTTTGAGCAAAACCTTTTAATATTGACCCTATAATGTTTTTTTCTGTTTTTGATAGGTTTTGTTTCCAATCGTTAACATCTGACATCATTGGAACTTCTGTGTGTAACCAATGTGCTTGCTGTTGTTTTAGCCAGTAATCAGCTGCTTCTTGGTATTCGAAAGGTTTATATACTATCCTTTCCTGGAGTAAATTTGTTTTAGCCATAATTTATTTAATTTTAGGAATTAAATTCCTGATTTAACTTTTTAAGATCAAAATGATCAAAATTAGAGTTAGGATTAACTGGTCTTGAAGGGGATTCTAATTCGCTATCTTCATCATAATCATGAACTTCAAAATGTCCTGTTGATGTATCTGCTTTTACTCCATATGTTAAACCATCCATACCGTATCTGTTTTTCATTACATGAAACCTTCCAGTGCCATTTACTTTATCTTTTGCCTTTCTAGACAACGAAAGACAAAAATCAGTTATCATAATCTTATCGTAAGATCCCGCTGCTTTGTCTCCTTCTATGACATCGTCTTTTGCACCAGCTCTATTAACTTGTGAAACCGACCAAATTGGTACATTTAGTTCACGAGCAAGACCTTTTGTGCTTGTATAAATATCATCAATTTCATACTTACGGTCAACATTTTTCCTTCTTGATGAAAGAAGATCAACATAATCTATTATTACAAGATCTGGTTGGATATCTAAATCAGTACACTTTCTAATATGTGACTCTACTGTGTGGATTGTGGCTTTTCCCATTGGAAACTCTTTAATAACTAATTTACCTGGTATTTGAGGAATAATTTCTCTTACTTGGTCTTGATGAGAAGAAATATGGTTAACTGGTACTTTGGTAAAAAATGAATCATATCTTCTACCTACATAATCTTCACCTAATTCTAAAGTATAATGTAAAACGTTGTAACCCATTCTTACAGCATGTCCTCCTAATGCTACTAATGACCAACTTTTACCTCCTCCAGGATTACCAAATATTAAACCAAAATCTCCCTGCCCTAATCCACCTTGTAGTAATTCATTTATTTTAGGCCAAGGTGTAGCAACTGGTTTTCTATTGTCTTCTCTATATCTAGTTTCAATATCTAGATTATATTCATGTCCTATGTTTTTATCAGCACCTGCTTTTAGTGCTTCTTCAACCATTATTTTAATAGAATCATAATCTCCTGCTTTAAGTAAATCTACAGATGATAGTAATGCTTTTTTTAATTGTTGATTTTTACAAAACCCTGTAAATTCCTCTTGGACATATTTTAAATCTTCATCTGAGGCTATGTATGCTTCTCTTAATTGTTCTTTTATAGATAATTGTAATACTTCATTTTCTACTTTCTTAACTTCTACCTTTAGAATATCTAATGAAGGTGTTGTATGGTATTTGTCGTAGTATTGAAGTATTTCTTTTACAATCCATCTATGTGCTTGATTATTAAAATCTTCCTCATTTAATATATCATATATGTTTACTAAAAACTCTTTATGGGTTAGTAAAGATGATAGTACTTTAACTTGAAATTTGGGACCGTATTCTTGTATACTTTTTAATGTCATTTATATAACCTTTCAAAATTTTCTTTTAACCAATAATCTAAATTTCTAATCATTCCACCTAACTGATCTTCATTATACAATGAAATGAACTGCTCAGGAATATAATTTAATTCTTTTAATTTAACAACCTCATCTAAGTATTTTTTTTCATTTTTATCCATCATAGGATTTGATAAATCCATTACTTTGTAGTTTTTTTCTAAATCATCTACACCTTGTATAATACGAGCGTATACAACATGGTCTTTGAATTTTTTCTCACATATTTCAAATATATCATCAAATGTAAGATCACGTTCTGATAATTCAGGGAATTTTTTAAGTAATCCTTTTTCACCTAAACCTTTAACACCTTTAATTTTATCTGAAGCATCTCCCAAAAGGGTTTTATGTAAAATAAAGTTTTGGGGAGACATTTTGTATTTAGCTTTAAATACTTCTTCTGTATAGTATTTTTTTTCCATTGGTCTGTAAACAATAACATTTTTGTTTACTAACTGTAGAAAATCCTTATCACTGGATACTATGAATACTTTATCATCTGGGTGATTTGGTAATTTATCACACAGATAAGCGATGATATCATCTGCTTCTACCTTATCTAATATAACTGTTTTAACTGGTAGTGTTTTTAAATAATGTATTACTCTTACTATTTGGTCTACTTTAGAATCATGCTCATCATCTAAAGAATCAAATACTTCCCAATTAGTAACTCGTTGGTCTTCTCTACCTGATTTATATTCTGATAATATGTTTTTTCTGTTTGTAGTGGATCCTGCTCCATCAAATATAACATAAACTTGATCAGGTTGTGTTCTACGAATTTCAGCACCTAGTGAACGGAAAAACCCACCTAAACCTCCTATGTGAATACCACTTGGATTAACCATATTCATCATAGCGAAATTTCTAAAAAATAAATTTAAACCATCTATAAGTAGTGTTCTTGTACCTTTAGATGAGCCGGTATCATTCTCCTCAGTATCATTGAGAAGTTTAAGTAAGTTTTTCTTGTCCATAATTTTCTATTGTGGTTCCTCTGAGTAGGAAGTTATATCGTTGTATGCTTGTTCTTCTTCTACGATTTGAAAATCAGTTCCCCCTAAAATATCTTTCCATGCTTTAGCATTTTGATCTTTGTAGGCTTTTAATTCTTTATCATCGTCATTGATAAATCCATGTGGTGTCATTACAATTTTACCTCTTGTAGTAACTCCATTAATATGGTTTTTATCAATTTGTAGATTAACTCTTTTAGCAAATTCTACTTGCTTACCATCTTTAATTGCTTTAATCTTAGATGTTCCAGCATTTGAAATATTACCAAATGTAACTACGAATGTAGAATCAAACCACATAGCAAATCCGCCTTTGTTCATTAGCTTGGGTTTACCCATAGGTGATTCTGCTTTTGCTGTCCATACTTTATTAATACAAACTAATGTATTAGTATATTCAGATGATTCTTTTCTTGATAATGTAATCCTTTGGTTAACACTATTTCCAAATTGTGTAGACATTGCTCCAGCATTCCATTCATTATTGTTTTTATTTGATTTAATAGACATTTCACAAGGAACTGATCCAATTGAATCCCATAAAAATAATAAATCGTATGGTAAATTACCTCTCTTTTGTTCGTCCATTAAATCTAAAATAAATTTAGCAACATCTTCTATACTGTGGATTGTTTCTCTATCAGCATAAATAAATTCACCTTCATAGTTTACAACTTCTCCAGTTTCTTTATCTACTACTTCATCAACTTGTAATCCCATTTGTTTAGCATGTTCCCAATTCCATTTCATTTCTGTAATAATAAAAACAGGTAGTATACCTCTTTTTTGAGCTGATACTGCAGATTCTAATAATGCTGTTGTTTTACCTGTATCAGAATGTCCTCTAAGTAAGACAATATGTCCTGTAGGAATACCTGGTATTGATGTAACATCTTGAAATGCAGATGATAGTGGAATCCATTCTTGGTCTTTAAATTTGACATTTTGTTTAAGTCCCTTCTTTTCTTTGAAGGAACTTAAATTAAACTTGGATTTTATTTCTTTGGAGACTGCCTCCGATAGTGATTTTTTTACTCTTGGCATATAAATCTAATTAAAATGGTAAATCATCCTCAAAAAGTGAATCAAATTCCTCTGATTTTGCTTTTTTAGGTGTACCTTGGGTTGATAATGTGAATTTTTTTTCTTCTTTAGCTGGTGCTTCTGATTCGAATGCTACAGCTGGTTCTGATACTATAGTATCTTCTTGCTCTTCACCTCCAGATATGAATGTTTGTAATTCTTCTTTTAGTTTATCATAAGTGTACTTGTATCTTTCTTCTAATAAAAGTGGTTGATTTTCTAACCATGTTTTAATAGTATCAGCATTATCACTAAGTGGTGTTTGTTTTGGCTTTGGTCTTAGACTTAATCCAAATCCAGGTCTGTCTTGTACTTTAGTAGCTGTTACTACAAAGTCAAATCCCTGATTAATGTCTGTAAAATCACCATAATCCTCATCATCAGCAACTGATAATAATTCCATGTATAATGTTTTACTAAATTCAAATAATCTAACACCTTTTTCTTCTTCTCCTCTAACAATAACAGGAGCGAATACTCTCATTTTAGGATCTAGTTGTTTTGCTAGTCTCCAGTTTTCAGAGTCAGATGATGTTCTTAGTTTTTTGGAAAATTCAACTACAGGATCGTTTTCTCCCCAATTGGTTAATGCCACTATTGGAAATTTTCCAATGCCATAATGCATGAAAATTTCCTGGAATGGGTTGTCTTTGTTGAGTTTCGAAGGTACAAACCTGATTTGGAATTTTCCTTCTGATTTGGGTTTCCAATAGATTAATGTATAGTCCTTTTTTTCCGTGTTTTTGGGCTTGGAGGCCTGGTTTAGGTTGTCCAAGCGATTTTTGATTTTGCTTAAATCCATAATTATAACTGTTTTTTAAAAATTTCGACATGAATATACAAACTGATTATTTGGAATCCAAATTATAGTTCGATTATTTTGTGTATTTTGGTATTGAGTTGTTTTAACTCATTATGTTGGGTTAATAGTATACAATTTCTATAGTGTTTCCAATCTATAGGGAATTTAGTGTTTACTACTCCTCCGTTTAGGCTTTTGATTAGCTCGTTTAAGGCGTTTATAGTATATAGAGTATTTGTTTCTTTTTTTCTATGTACTAATATTGTGTTATCAGGAATTTCACTTACGTTACCTTGGTCTACATTATAAGTCAGAACATATTCATCATTACTCTTAACATATAACGCAAACATTTTGTTATACATGATTGAGTATTTAGAAGAGAGACTAGATACAAGTCCCTCTAAATTATCTAATGTAGTAAATGTACAAAATAATTTATTATTCAAATCTCCAATATTATAAGGACTTTCAAAGTCGTAATTCATTTTATAAATATCAGTATTATTCTGTAAAATCGTAGTTGCTTCCATGTTTAATCTTTACTTTTAGTTTATGTTTTTTAAATACATCTAGTATTAATTTTATCTCCTCTTTCTCTCCCTTATGTACATCTAACAAAAACGCATCGTAAGTATAAAGAATTAGTTTAGTTTTTTTGCTTTTTAATATCTTAATTATTTCCCATAATATACAAACATTTGTTGCAGTTTCCAAATTCTGTAACAAATAATTGAATAATTTTTGTGGGTTCATATTATCCAATTTATCCCGCTCAAATCTATATTTTGATATAGGACATTCTATAAAACCTTCATTTTGGAATTGACTCCATATTTTATTTATGTAAGTTTGAATCTTTTGAAAGAATTCTAAGTGTTGATATTGTTTAAAAACACCACCATAAAGTTGTTTAAATGTTAATTCTTTGGCTTTTTTATAATCAACGTTATATAATCGCGCAAATGATCTATGAATATCGTCATCACCAAAGTTATAATGAATAAGGGAGCTAGCAAGAGTAGGGTGATAAGCTGAAATGTCAATTTCAACCAATCTATCATTTTCAGGAATAAATGTTTTTCTTGTTCCATTTTCTTTATTTAAAGCGGCAAAATTGACCCCTCCGAACCTATTTGAGGGCCTTGTTGTTGTTGTTCTATAATTATATTGTGTGTAAACTTTATCTCCCCAATCTTTATTGAAGTGTTCTTTAAAGAGTTCTCTATTAACTCGTAAACCATTCCTTTCGATGGAGTTGAATACCAATGGTACTCTGCTATTGTAAAATTCGTTGACTGGTGCATTAAAATATTGTTTTAGATTATTATAATTTTTTTCACACGTTTCATAATGTTTAACGATAGGAACTATTCTGTTAATATCCAACTTATTTTTAGCTCTTTGTGATAATATTTGGTGAGCTTTAGTAGTTTCCATTTCATATTCTGGGGATGTTAAAGAAATATCTATTATGTTTTTATGCACATAATAATGCAAAAATTCCTTTTTACCCCAAACATACAATGTATTATAACTACCAATTAATTCAGCAATATATTCGCTGTTTAATGGCATAGATTCACTATGGTTTATTGAAATGATATAGCCCTTATGCGCATCTAAAGGATGTACATATACTAAGGATACTTTGTTAGTTACAGGGTGAGTTTTATAAGAATATGGTATAACTTCTATATAAGCTTCTTTGTAACCTTTATTGTAAAAACCTTTTAATTGGTCTGTATTTTCAATTAGCCAAAACAATAATTAAATATAATTATAAAACTTAATTATTCCAAGTTATATTGTGAAAAATTATAATCAAAATAATTAAAAAATCCAGGCCATATTTCTTTTTTTTCTACATTTTTAATTAATGATTTATTTACGGCATAAACAACACTTTTATTCCCCCTTAACCTCCATTTTACTTCTATACAACTGTAAAGTTCAAAAGCTACCGTAGGGTCTTCAAGTTTTAGTAAATTGTAATAAATAGGTGATATTTCAAAATAAAGTGATTCATTATTTTTTTTAACAAAATATCTAATAAAGTATCCATTAATGTAATCTTTAGATAAAGGAGATGGTTGGGATGGAATAGGAAGAGACCTATCATTTGATTTTTGTTTTGGGGATAGGTTACTATAACTTACATTATTGTTATAATTTATACCCTCAGAACCATAAGTTTCCATTGGGATTTTTTGAACCATAATTGTATTTGGAGAAAATACATTGTCATTTTCTTGTTGGTTAGAAGAAGGAGGAATTATAGGTATTAACCTTATATTTTTTCCATCATTAGGATATTTACCTGTATAATTAGTTCCACCTGAAGTAGAATAGTAATATCCTGTATATGCTTTTTGATTAGTAGAAAGAGCATATTTATCCCCATTAGTATAAAGATTGGATTTTATTTGGGATTTTGGATAATACATTATTAATAAGTTATATTACCCGTATTTACATCAATAAATTGTGGGGGTTTAAAACCAAAATTTTGAGATTGGGATTGAACATCTTTTTGAATATTAGATATATTATTAGATTCTTGTAAAGTTTCATTTACACCTGGGGTTGTTGAAAGGTTTGCATGTATGTGAGGGGGTTCGTGCCATATAATACCTTTAAACCCAATTTCCCAAAGTGCATCTTGAATAGCTCTATTCCTTAACTTGTTAAAATCACTAGATGCAGGGCTTGCTTGTGCAATATCTAAAGCTAACCCTCTTACATGAGTAGTGTTATAAGGTTGAACCTTTGCTCCTGAATCACTATAACCTCCTGAACCTGGAAGTGTGGATCCATGATGGAATGCATCATTACCTGCAGTTATTGTTATAGGTAAATAAGGTTTGTATTTATCTTTTCCTAAGAGGTCATATAGGTTTAATAAAGCTACATATAATTCTTCATGAATATCACCTCCATTTCCTAATTGATTTTCACTTCTTTGGGTATTTTTAAATCCCCCTTTTAATGCAATTCTTACATCAGAACTATTTTTTTCTAAAAATTGAGTAAATTTAGTCGTATAAGAATTTGGATTTCCCTCACCAGGTTTTATTAAAAAATTATCAAATTCAATCTCTCCTTTAAAAAACCCTGGTTTATTTAATTCTTTTCCATAAATTTTTAAATAATTTTGTTTTACTTTTTCAGATTTAACAATTATAGGATATTTATTATCTCTCCAATTCCTTACTGAAGTACGATTAGGATAAGGGTTATCTGAAGGTACAATATTTGAACTTTCTTCAGCTATTAAATCAATATTGTAATTGAAATCTGGTAAATACACAGTTTTATTGGATAATTGAGAAGTAGCTAAAGTTGATAATTTAGTACTCCAACTATTATTATCTAAAGTATGAGATACTCCCCTAATTATAAAATCCATAGCATCTGGGTAATTATTAGGTAAAAATTTAGTATCAACATTTAATTTTTGATATATTTTAGGACCTGAAATTCCATCTAAACTAACATCTAAAGTAATAGGCAAAAAACCTTGAAGATTAGCAATGGGTTTAGTACTATTAGAAGCAGCAGAAGCACTAGCAATTAAATATTGGTAAAAAGAAGTTCCTGTGGAAAGGTTTTCTTCAATTTGAAAAGGCATAATTACACCTCCTCCATATTTTATAGTAGTAGTTGCTTCAGGGGGTGGTTTTCCTTCTATTATTATACGTTGTTGTCTGTCTTCTTCAGTTTCATTTTCTACAGGGTTAGATAATACTTCATAAGCCCCACTATAATATTTTCTTGTTGAAAATTCAAAATTATTAAAAATCATAAAAGCATAATTTCTTTGAATTTCTTCATTATCTTTTTTTAGCCTTTCAGCTAATTCAGCTTTTATTTTTTCATCATATTCAGCATCAACAATTTCTTCATAGTACCTATCTCTCATACCAAAATTCCATTTTGAAAAAGCTGTTGATTCTTCTCCTACTACGTAACCATTAGCCGTAGCTCCTATAGATAACATAGTAGACATATCTTTTGTTACTTTAGTTGCTATTTTTACATTATTTACAAAATTTGAATTATTAGAAGTACCATCATAACCATAAAGATTAAGAGTATAGGGTACTGTTTGGTTTGGGAGTGTATTACAATTCCATTGAAAATTCTTTACGTCTTCAAAAAATTTATATTTTTTAGGATCTTTAGCTCTTAAATATTGAGATATTTTTTCTAAATTAGGTACTGGGGTATCATCATAAATTTTAATACAATTTGTAGTTTCATCTATAGAAGGGTGAAGATTATTAATTCCTCCAAAAATAACATTTAAGCGTGAACATATAGAATCTAAAAAATCAAATAATATAAGATTATGTTTTTCATCAGTATTTGCAGAAATTTGATTAAAAATAAATTGATGAGATAAATAAATATTCATTATCTTACCATAAAAAGGTTCAGTATTTTGAAATTCTTCTAATCCCTCAAAAGTTTTAATATTAGAACCTATAGATTTAACATTTATATTAACTATAGCTTGTGTAGGATCTAATGAAATATGGTTAGGTAATGTGTACATAATATTAGAATCTATATCAGTATCTAATGTAAAAATAGGAGGGTTAGTTTTTTTGTCCCCACCATTATCTACTTTATAAAGAATATTTTCTTTAATAAATTCTAAAAGTGTTCCAAACCTAATAAAATAACTATTATCAATAGGATTATACTTTTTAATAAAAACATGATCAGCTTTATCTGATGAAGATTTGTAAAGTTTTGTTGAATCCCAACCTGTTGATCTATTAATGATATTTCCTATAGTTTCAAGTTTCGTTTTTTTCTTAAAGGGAGTTGCAGCTATATATACATTATTTGATTTAGGTAGGGTTTTTTGGCTTTTTTCCTTTTTAATTAAATCAATAATTTGATCTTGTTCAGCTTGGATTTTTTGCTGTGCCTGTCTTAGTTTGTTATTATTCTTGCTAAGAATTTCTCTATCAAAATCTGAAGGGAATGGGACTCTATTTCTAGGTGATGTCCCTTGGGTTTGAATAGCTTTAGTAGGTTCAAAAATTTCACTAGTTTTTGGACCTAAAGAAGTAAGAGAATATTCTTTACCATTAGTAAAAAAATTAATAGGTGTAAATCCAGCCTCAATATTTTGTTGTTGTGAACTACCTAATAAGTCAGTCCCCATACCCTCAATAGAGGCAAGTTTAATTTGGTTTCCTACATATTTTTCATCTTCTATAAAACTATTAGTAAACCTATATAATTTAACTGTATAAATAACTCCTTTAAATTCTTCTGTAAAATCTGTAAGTTCTACTTCATTATAATTTGAAGATTTATTTTTATAAGCATCTAAACTTCCTCCTAAATTATCAAATTCTTCTTGTGTAATTGGGGGATTTGTCTTATCATCAAATGTTGCAGTTAAATCAGGATCATTTGGTACTAACTTATAATACAATGGAGGGACAGATGGGTCAAATGAAATTTTAGGAACATACCTATCTCCTGAGAGAACTTCAACAGCAATAAGATCTTCTAGTCTTTTTTGTTCATCTAATTTTAATTGTGCATTTATTGCATTTTGGATTTGGGGATCATTATCAACATTATCTATACCATAGTGAGGGCTACTTTGCAATGCATCATTTATTACAGCCGTTTGTTGTGATTGTACTCTAGCTGTTCTAGTTACCTCACTTTCTTGTGTAAATTTTAAGTAATTAAAAGATTGTATTTCTTTAAGATATTCATATATTTTATCTCTTTCTCTTTCTTGTTGTTGTAAAAAAGTTAATATATTTTCATCATTATAATCTAACTTAAATCTAGCAGCCATGTGTTTTTGCTGGGCTTCATCTGCATTTTTATATTTTTGTAATAATCCTTGGGTATTTACTTGATTTAATTTTAAAGATTCTATAACATCTCCTAAACTGTATAAATTAATTATAATATCATAACTTCCATCAGGGTTAAAATCCCAACTAAAATTAGTTATTCTCCCAAAAAAACCATCATAATTTCCACAATATTCTAATCTTTTTTTCTCTATTTCAGGAAGTAAATCTCTATAAGATTTACCTACTAATTCTTCTGTAAAGAATTTCTCTTCTATTATAGTAGAACCTATATTTTGAACTTCTCCACTTTTATCTATATATAAATTATTTCCAAATTCTACAAGTAAAGTGTAACCTAATCTTAGGTATAAAACATCTAATATTGCTAATTGTTCTTTATTATAAGCCTTTATTTTTATTATTGCTTTTTTTAAAGAACCCATATTTAAAGCTTCAATATCCATACTAATAATACCAGGCATAGGTTGTAAACCAAATTCTAATCCTCCCATACCATAAGCAGAATTATGTACAGATTTAGGGCTTTCATTTGAATTTATAATTCCAGACCTTTGTTTAAGAATATCACCACTATCTTTATTTAAACTTGAAACTCCATTAAATAAAACAAATTTTTTAGCTAAATCTTTTTTTAAAGCAATTTCGCCTACTAAATCTAAATTTTTTCTTCTTAGTTTAGCCATTGTTAAATCTCCATTTTCTCCAGTTTTAGCATCTAAAGAAACAGAAGAAGCAACTTTTATCCAGGCTGTTCTAGAATTTAAATAAGTAATTTCTTTTTCGGTTCTTAAAGTATTAGATTGAGCACCTGAACCATAAATTTTTTGTCTATCGTTTATTTGTCTTCTAACATAATCATTAAAACCTTCTCCTATTAAATTAGCCATATATTAGGAATTTATTAATTTAAACTTTGCTATAATTGGAGATGGGTTAGGTGGGATTCTTATTTGAGAACCCATTGGGGGTGTTAAAGAATTTTGAACTAAATTATCATTAGCAATTGAAATTATCCACCATAAAGTAGAATCTCCATAAAATTGTTGAGCTAGAGTATCAAATCTATCACCAATAGTAGTATAAACATAAGTATCTTCAGATGACTTAGGGATATCAGGATAACGTACAGTTTCGTACATTAATTTTTTCCCTGGGGATCTTGTTTCTGGTATTTGAGAATATCTATTCATTTAAAAACTATTTAAATTTCCATACTTGTTTATAAGATCTTGATTTGGTAATTCTTCAAAAACATCCATTTCATTTTCTTCTTGAGTTGGAGGTGGGGGTGGTTGTTTTAGATTAAATCTTGGGTCTGGTTTGAAAAATCTATCATTGTCATAATTGTTATTTTTTCCTCCTGTGGATAATTGAATATAATGCTCCTTTCCATATTTTCCAATTTCATTTTGATTATCTTCAGTATAAGTATTATTTTGTTTTTGTGGTCTAAATGGGTGAATTGGAGTAAATTGCATAGTTACATTACACATATGAGGCATTTCTTTTACTGATTTATCAAACTTACCTAAAGTATTTATACCAATTTCCCATGGGGATTCTTGTGGAATATCTAAAGTTATTGAATTTAAAAAACCAGGCAATTCATAACACCAACCTCCCATAGTTAATTGGACTAAAGGTCCTGCCATATAACCTGCTGTTGTGTAATCTGGAAAAGTATTAGAAACTAAAAAGTTTAATTTTCTATATTGTTCCATTATTTCTGGTTTTGATTGGGCAGCTACTGTAAAATCCATATTAATATTTCTACCAAATTTAGAATATCTATAAAAATCTTCTCCTCTACCCATATAAGACACTGTACTCCAATTTCCTTGGTAGTTATCTGTGAAATTATTTATAAATGCTCTAAAATGTATAAATTCTTTTTTATTAGGGTCTTCTGTATCTATAGCTGCGATCCTAAATTTTACTAAATCATTCTTTTTTATTCCCTCATCAGTTCTAACCCCACTTGATCTATATATAGGTTGGGCATTAATTAAATCTACAGCTCCTATAGGATTTCCTTGTGGGTCTGTCTTACCAAAAGTATAATCTATTACATTTCCTCTTTGACCTGGGGATTTATAATGAATTCTAGAATCTGATTTACCAGCAATTGTAAAATTTGTTCCAGATGAAGCTTGTGAATAATTAGGTGAAAGACCCATTATAATTGAAGATTTTTGGTCTTTTAATTTTGGTTTTCTAAAATCATCTATTGATGAAAGATCTTTTAAAGAATAACCTACTCTAACTATTTTATAATCTATATTTCCTAAACTTTCTTTAATTCTAAAATTATTAATTCCTGTTCTTAAAGGTGCTCCTGTTTGATCAGTAGCAAACTTTATTTGGGTATTTCCTGCTCCTAAAATTGAATTAGGTCCTCCCTGATATTCAAATATTTCATTAGGTGCACTAATTTGAATATTATTATTAAGTAAAGCTTTGGATATTTTTAAAGCACCTGCTTGGGTTTTGTCTGTTTTTAAGTTAAGTTGTTTAATTTCGTTTAATAATACAAGTCTATTTTCACTCCCATCAGCCCCTCCTATAATACGATTTGTTACAAAATTTGGTGTTACAGTAGATGCTCCTGGGGTTCCAGTTGAATCTAAATATCCTCTTGTTTGTTTAAGGGGATTTAATAAACCTTTTAAAAATCTATTGGAATGACCTCCTACATTGTTAGTTCCTATTTGATATAAAGTTTGTAATGGAGAATAAAAACCTTGATTTGGTTTAGCACCCAATGAAGCTTGAGTTCTTACTGATATTTCTGATAGTATTCCTTGGTTAGCTACAAATTGAAGTCCTCTAGGGCTTGTAGTATCAAAAAACCATTTACCTATTCTTTCTAAATCTTTAGCTACGTGTTCTGCTGATGATATCCCACCTCTTATTAAAGCATCAGTCCCCGTTCCTATAGGGGTTCCTAGTACATTCATTGTTTCAGCATATCCTTCTTGTTGAGGGGGTATTGCTGTTTTTACATATGGTTGTTGACTAGAGCCTCCTTCAGGACGATCCTTTCCAAATCTTAAAGATTTAAGATCTGTTTGAAGAGTTAATAAAAATGACATATATTAATTATATTCTACCTAATCCTTCAGTTGGTGCTGTTACATCATAAGAATTAGAAGGTTTTAAACCATTTAAATCTAAATCTGATGGGTTTGGCTTTCCTGCTAAACTAGGATTTCCATTAATTGAATATTCATAATGTAATTCTGATAAAGGTGATGTTCCTGGCATAATAGATACATTAGCCCCATTATTTTTAGATAAAGGTGAACCCTGTACTGTTAATTTTTTTTGTAGTCCCATAATTATTGTTTTGTTATAAATATTATTAAGGAATATTCCTTCCACCTCCGGTGTTATTTATACCAGAATTACTAGTTAATAAATCCCCATCTATAGATACAGATCTAGCTCTTGCAATAGCTTCATATAGTTCTTGTGTTTGAGCCATTAATTGCTGGTTATTAGCTAAAAGTAATTCGTTTGTTTTCTTTTGTTCTTCTAAGTTTTTATCCCCATAATCTCCAAAAGTACCCGCAAACATATCTATAACTCCACCAATTAAAGGTCCTGCCAACATACTAATTCCTCCAGTAAGTGGAGCAAGTGCTAATCCCGCAGCTGTTCCAGCTGCTAATCCTTTATTTTGATCTAATGTTTTTAAGGCTGCATCTCCTCCTGATAAACTTTTATCATTAAAATTCTGATAAGCATCAAATCCTACTCCTGCTATAGCTAAAGGTGCTGCTATTCTTCCTAAACCTTTCATAGCTGTTCCTCCAAATTTAGCAAATCTACCAACATTAGACGCTGTTTTTACTGCAGTTGATCCTGTTCTAGAAGCAGCTTGTGCAGCCCTAAAACTTGATTCACTGGCAAATTTTCCACCAACTTTGAAAAATTGTTGTCCTGCTCTTGGTCCACTAGCAAATCTCCCTGTTTGAAATGCAGAACCTGCAGCACTAGCACTAGCACCTGCAGATTTACTCATTAAGCCAGTTAAACCTATCATTCCAGCTGTTGATTTAGCTATTCTTCCAGCAGTTGATACAGCACCCACACTTCCTAATGCCGTAGCTTGAAGGGCACCTTTCATTGCTCTATTAGGACCATCTCCTCCTGTGAAAAAATCTAATAAACTTTTCAATTTTTGTAAAATGGATAGCATTAAATCTATAAATTTTCCAGATATAGTATCAATTAAATCTTGCATTTGCTCTTGCATTGTTCTATTATTGGCTGCTTCTAACAATGCATCATTTCCTATTTTATCTTGAATTTGTTTTCTAGAAAAACCATCTTTTCTCATTTGTTGGATTATTTCTTGGACTCCTCCTATATCTTGAGCTCCTAACCTTTTAAATGTAGCTTGCTTAGCAAACATATCTCCCATTCCTGCAGCGGTCATACCTAAGGCTTTAGCTATAGAAGATTGTTGAATAGCGTTCATTCTTGAGAAACTACTTTGAGTAATACCCTGTTTACCAATTTCTTCGGTTACCCTTTGTATGTCATTATTTAAAGCAGCTAATCTAGCTCTTTCTAAATTAAGATCTTTACCTATTAATAATTCAGCTTCTAGTTCATTTGTAATAGATGATTCAAATTCTAATAAACTTGATGCTGTTTTTTCTATCTGTTGCATTGATAGCCCTAATTTTTGAGCTTGATAAACAGCACTAGCAAGATTTTTTCCTTGAGCTGCCATTGACATAGCTACATTAGAACTAATGTTAGCTATTTCTTGCATTACTACTTTTTCTGATACTGCAATATTGAATCTTTGATTATTAAATCTAACTAATCCTATTGTTGACTCAACTTGGTCTTTTAAATTAGAACCTACAAGTATAGAGGTAGAATTTAATTTTGAACTAATAGCATCTGATATTCCTAAATTTTTGGTTAATATAGAAAAAGTACCAGCTGTTTCTGCCGAAAAAGTATTTTGAACTCCTGATAATTCTGTAAGTATTATTTGAGCTTCTCTTATTTTTACAAAAGTCATAAACATTCCTTGCAATGACTTAGCCTGGTCTTGGAATGATCTATTTAAGTTTCTTGCATTTTGGTTTGAAATTCCTAAATTAGCAGCCAGTGCTTTAGAAGATTTATCTATACCTACAATTCCATCTTTTAATATTTTAATTGAAAAAATTGCAATTGTTTTTGCTAATAATTTAAAATATTCCGTAGAACCCGCTAATAAAGCTTCGAATGAATCATTAGTTTCAATTATGGTATTTCTATATTTATCAGAAGCACTTACTAAATTACCTAATAACTTATTAATGACGGGAATATCTGATACTAAATCTGCCAAACCTTTAAAGGGATTAGATTTTGCTATTTTATCAGATTTATCTAATATACCACTATAACCATCATTTATTTTTTCTAATCTTTCTTGAGCATCGTATAACCTTTTAACAACATTTTTAATATTAGTTTCTTCTTGAGATCCTTGTTTTACTCTTAAAGCTAGTAGAGAATTAATTCTAGCATTAATAGATTGTTCAACACCTAAAAGTTTAGCTTGTTTTCTTTTAATTTTATCTATTTCTTTTTGAGATTTTAAATTCTCTGTAGAAGCTTTAGTTAAATCCTCCGCAAACTTTTGGGATTGTTTAACAGTTGCTGCAGCATTACCCATAGCAGATTCAAAATCCTTAGAACCCTTTGCAACCTGTCTAATAGTTTTTTCAATATCTACTAAATCACTTTGAAATTGAACAGATTCCTGATTTAATTTTTCAAAATCTCCTTTTAAGTTTCTAAAGTCTTTTCCTAATGCCATAAGAATGTGGATTTATTATAAATATTTAAAAATATAGTTATTTATATGAAGTTCGCTTATTACTGTTAGAAGGAGGTTTGGTTGTTTCTTGAGCTTTTTTATTTTGTAAAAAATCTGGAATTTGAACCTGGTTAGATTCTGGGTTAGATTGTTTAGCTTTATTTTTCATTGAAGGATCAACCCAAGATTGTTCCTTTGCAGTTTTACCGGTAGCAGCAGCATGTTCTTTTTCATAATGGTTTGAAATTCTACGTAATGTAAAATTTCTTAACCATATAGGCATATTATATACTGTGTTATAATCAAATCCTCCTTTACCATGAAAGACTATATCATGTATTGATTGGAAGAGTAATGTTCTATACTCAGGCGTCAGGCCAAAAAAAGTTAAGACCTATAGGAAGGTCTACTACCTCCTCTCCTCCACCTTCTGTATCTAGGTAAACTTTCATGTCTACATCCGGTGATATTTTAGAATAATAATTTCTAAGCTCTCTAGCATCTTTAGCTAATAAATACCCTTTAACAAATTCTCTAATGTCTTTTTTTTCTTCACTACCATTAATTGAAGTAATTATGTGGGCTAATCTAGTTGTTACTTCATGAGCCCCTTGCTTATCTATCTTTTTTAATCCTTTTATTTCAGCATCTATTTTTTTATCATCACCATGTGTTAGTAACTTAAATGTTATTTGATTTTCTGTGTTGGGTAAAGTAAATGAAAAGTTATTTTCTCCTGATTGAAATAATTTTTCATCTATTTCTTTATTTTGCATAATAGATAAATCAATATTTTGAGATTGTCCATCCCAAATAAATTCATAATCTTTACCATAAGATAAAATACGAGCAGCTACCATTATAGCATTTTTATCCCCTATTAATAAATCATTATAATTAATATCTTTATTAACTATTAAAGATTGTAATAATTTATCTATTACTACACCTTTTTGAATGTAATTTTGATTAGTTAAAATATCCTCTTCCTTTGCGGTCATATATTTCATTTCTATTTTACCAGATGATAGAGGGTTTTCTTTAGGATATAATAATCCTTTTGAGGGTAATTCTACTTCTTCAGTAGGTAACTTAAATTCGGCCATAATCTTTTATTTATTAATAACTTTAATTTATTATAAATATCAATATAAAAAAGGAGCTTGACATAGCCAAGCTCCCTTTAATAAAATATTTAAATCTTTATTAGAAATTTAATACACAATAATCTACTGCTAACGTTACTTCTATTTGTTTTGCTTCGTTTTCAGTGTCCCAGTTGTAATCTCCAAATGTTGCTTCTTTAACAAAAGCGCCTTTTAGTATCCATTCAGAAACTATATCACCTACTGGACCTAATACGTCTAATCTTAGATCTTTCTTATAGAAATCAGAATAACCATCTCTACCTGTTACAGATTCGTGATGTAGTCTTACCCACTCCATTACTGCTTGAGCACCTGAAGGTGTAATTGGGTCGAATAATGTCATTGTGATATCATTCCAAGTAGTTTTACCTTTTACTTTTCTTTGAATGTTTATGTGGTTTAATATTACTTCACCTTGTGTTAGTGATACTGCACTTACCCCTTTTACTATAAAGCTTGGTATGCCATCCATGTATAGGATAAACCTATTAGCTTGTTTTGGCTCAAAAGCGGTAAAAAATATTTCATTTGGATCTATTACTGGCATGTTCTGTTAATTTATTATAAATATTAATTTTTTTAGCTTTTATGATGGAAATACTGCTCCAGTTGGTAATACATTGAAATCTAGGTATATAAATTCAGCTGTTTTGGTTGGCTGTAAATATATTTGCCCAATTAATTGATTTCTATCTATAACATCTGGTGTGTTATTACTATCATCCATTACTACTTTAAAGGCATATAATCCTTGTCTTTGTTGTACGCTTTCTAAGTATGGGTTAACTTGTGCTAAGAAATTATTTCTTGTAGCTATTGTATTTTGTTCGAATACTAAATTATCTGCTATTTGAGAAATAAATCCTTTTAAAGCAATTAATAATCTCCTTACATTTACTCTATCTAAAGCACTAGCTTTTTTCTGTAATGTTTTCTGACCAAATACTACTACTCCTGTGTTTGGGAATGTAGCTATTGGGTTGATGTTTGCTTGGTATAGTTCATCTCTATTACCATTAGTTAATTTTCTTTCAGCTCTTATTACTGATGATAATCCACCTCTATTTAATCCTGCAGGTGCAAACCATGCTTCTGAAACTGAATCGTTATAAGCAAATACTCCTGGCATCATTGCTGAAGCTGGTACCCAAACTTGATCTCCTAAATCAGGATCAATTGTTTGTAACCAAGGCCAATACATAGCAGCATATGAGGAATCAACTCCTGCAGCTTGTGTTTTTGCCGCTGTTATTGATTTGTCATAAGCAACACCATCTATTACTGCTATTGAATCACCTCTAAATTGACAATTATTAACCATTGATGAAATTTGAGATGCATAATCTTCTCTATATAATCCAGGGATTGAAAGAACATTATATTGGAATTCGTCTTTATTTGCTAATAAATTTAATGCTGTAGTATAGTTACTTCCTATTAAACCTTGAGTGTTAGTAGCATTAATATTTTGGTTAAAATTAGCACTTATATTATTAAAATCAATACCTAAAGCAGCTCCAAACGAACCTGAACCAGCTACAGGAATAGAGCTAGTATATTGAGATTTTGGGTCTCCAGCATTGTCAAAATAATTTAATGTTTTAGAATTTACTGATTTTACTCTTACATATCTAGAAGCATTAGCATATAGTCCTTCCATTTGTAAATAATAAGTAGTACCATCAGTTTTTACTGATTGTTTTTGGTCTCCTATTACTCTTGATACATAATTTGAAGCATTTGGATCTAAGGATAAGTTAGTCCAAGTTTCTAGTACTTTTTTCTGGCTAGTAATATCATCTCCTTGTCTAATTAAAAGACTAAATGTACCTGAGGATGTATCTGGGGATATTACTTCCCATCTAACATTATCTTTAGTACCACTAGCTAATTGTCCTCTAGAACCTTCTGTTGAAGTATTGTTTTGTATTGCTCCTACAGCTAATGTTTCTAATTCTAAAGTTGAATTAAAGGTTGAAGCTGTTCCTCCAGCTAAAGTAGCTATTGTTACACCATTTCCTTGAAGTAAAGCATTTTGTGAACCAGATTTAACAGTTGAACCATTAAATAAGATTCCAGCAACTGAAGCTGTTATAGATAATGCTGCTCCACCATCTTCATTTATAATAATTTCATTAGTTCCTGAAGATCCAATTATTTCATTTACTTTACCTACAAATCCAGCTTGTGAACCTGTATAATAATACAAGTCAGCTCCTGGAAGATTGTAACTAAAAGAAGAAGAAATAAACATTGGATTTGTTGTTGGAGTATTTATATTTAATCCATAATTTACAGCAGGAACTAAATAATTAAATGATGCTGCTGCTTTTGCTCCTGCTACCGCTGTATCAGAGTTTTCAATTTTAGAACTAGTAGCACTAGTATAAGAACCACTAACTACTCTAGTTACTAGTAATGAATCTCCTCCTTGTTGAAAATAATTGTATGCAGATACAGAAGTAAAGTAAGTATATTCATTACTACCACTTTCTACAACTGTACCAAATCTATTTTGGTAATCTGAGTAAGATGTTACTATTGTTGGGATATTAACTGGACCTTTTACGGTAGGACCCACTATAGCACAACCAGCTTCTATTGGTTGTGAGGATACTTGTGAAGAGTCATTTTCTCTTGCTAATACACCTGGGGATAAAAGTACTTCTGCCATTTTATAATAAGTTTATTTTGTTTATAAATACTGGAGAAGGGTGTAAAAATTGATTAAGCTTTAATAAATTCGCCGCTTTCTATATTTACTGTTCCTACCCCATACTTTTCCTCTAATTTTTTCGCTAATTTAGCTGATTCTTGTTCTGAGGATGATAATTCTAAAGATGTTTGTTCTTTAGTTTTATTTAAATTTCTTAATTGGTACTCAATTTGACCTAATCTATATAATAAACCATTTTGAAGATCTTGAATTTCTTTTAATTCTGTAATTTCTTCTTTATTTAAAACTGTTTTTTCCATGACTATAAATATTATTTTTTAGGTTTAGGTTTAGATTCTGGTGTGGTTTCTGATTTTGGAGAATCAAAATCTTTTCCTTCTTGAGATTCTATCTCTAATCTGCTAACTTGATCTTGTAGTTTATTTAGTAAACTTGCCATATAAATAGCATCTGATCCTTTAATATTAAGACTTTGTACAGCTCCTATTAGGACTCTGTAATCATTGATATTTAATTCCATTTTTTATAATTTTGAATATGCGTTTTGTAATTTTAATACTAAATTAAAAACTCCTTGAACATCCTTACCTTGGAAGTTGGAATTTTTAACTCCATTTAATATAAGACTAAGTTCTCGCTTATCCAAATCTACTTTAACTTTTTTTAAATTCACTGATGATGATACCTTATTAGGTGATTTTATATTTTTTGCTTTAAAACCCATATTTAAAAATTTTATTAAAAAAAGGGCTGCATTTATGCAACACAGCCCTTATTTGGTTAATTGTTATTATGTAATATTAAGAATAAATCCAAATATCCTCCAAATTACTTGCTACATAAATATTACCTTTTCTGTTGTAAGTACTATCAATAGCTGCAATGCCTGAGGCACTATTAACATTATCTTGTCCTTTTAATACAGCTGCCATATAAGCATCTGGATCAAAATTACCAGTTGAACTTGGGTTAAAGTTGGTTTTAATACCCCATCTTTGACCACCAATTGCTGATGCAGCTGCATCTGCCCAACCGAATAATTCACCATTAGGACCATCTTGTAGTACTACTATACCACCAGAATCATTAGCAGCTCCTGCTGAACCTGAGTTCATTGAGATGTATTGATCCGCTACGTTTAAGTTTGTAGCGTTTTTAAATGAAGCAGTTCCTGCTACACTTAAATCACCTGAAACTGTTAAGTTTGAAAATTCAACATCATCACTAGTTCCTAATCCAACAGCTACTGCTGATAATGCTCCTGCATTTACTGTAAAATCAATACCAGTTTGGCCTGAAGTATCTGTTACAGAAGAAATGAATGCACTTGGGAACGAACCTGATAATACTGTTGAACCAGCTAATATCTGAGTCTGTGTTACTACTCCTGTCTGACCTGCCACACTTGTTACTGGTGCTGTAGGGAAAGAACCTGAAAGAACAGTTGAACCAGCTAATATCTGAGTCTGTGTTACTACTCCCGTCTGACCTGCCACACTTGTTACTGGTGCTGTAGGGAAAGAACCTGAAAGAACAGTTGAACCAGCTAATATATTTGCTTGTGAAACTGAACCACCTAAGTTTACTGAGTTACCTGCAATGGTCATTCCTTCATTTGCTAATTGAGCATTGGTAATAGTATCGTTGCTAATTTGGCCAGCGATAGTATCCGCTGTAATTGATCCTCCTAATGCTACTGTTTGTCCTGCAATAGTCATTGAATTAGATCCTGAATATGCTCCTGATCCTGCAAATATTTGAGTCTGTGTTACTACTCCTGTTTGACCTGCTACACTTGTTACTGGTGCTGTAGGGAAAGAACCTGAAAGAACAGTTGAACCAGCTAATATTTGAGTCTGTGTTACTACTCCTGTCTGACCTGCTACACTTGTTACTGGTGCAGATGGGAATGATCCAGAAAGAACAGTCGAACCAGCTAATATATTTGCTTGTGAAACTGATCCACCTAAGTTTACTGAGTTACCTGCAATGGTCATTCCTTCATTCGCTAACTGAGCGTTAGTAATAGTGTCATTACTGATTTGACCTGCAATAGTATCGGCTGTAATTGAACCACCTAATGCTACTGTGCTACCCGCAATAGTCATTGAATCTGAGCCTGATAGTGCTCCTGATCCTGCAAATATTTGGGTTTGCGTTACTACTCCCGTTTGACCTGCTACACTTGTTACAGGTGCAGATGGGAAGGAACCTGAAAGAACAGTCGAACCAGCTAATATCTGAGTCGTTGTTACAGTTCCTGTTTGACCTGATACACTTTGTACTGGTGCACCCGCCGAAGTTATGTAGTTGGTGGTACTGTTATCTAACTGAGCTAACGAACTACCTGATACAACTACTTTTTTCCATGTTGCCATAATTGTTAAATTTTAATTATTAATAATTGTTTTTTGTTTTTCTAAAAGTAATTGTACCACTTTGATACAATTAATTTTTTTATTAAATCGATTTAAATATCAATTATAAATACGTTATCTATTCTACTCCTACATAAAAAGCTGAAGCAGAGTATACCATTCCTCCTTCTACCGCTGTTGGTAAAGAAGATTGAGAAGCAAATACAACTACTCCATTATTCTGTACCTTAAATAAGTCAGTATCTCCGCTCTTAATAATAAAGACATCATCAGATACTGAACTAGTAATTTGAAAACTACCACTTATTTGAGTTAAACCTGTAGTTTTATTGAATAAAAATTTAGAATCTCCTCCAAAACTACCTGCATCATTAAATTGTACTGAGTTAGCTGGTGAACCTGGTGTTCCACTTCCTCCCGAACCAGTATCTATTGTAACTGAGAATTGATCTCCATTACCTTTGGTAAATGTTAGGACATTTAATGCTGCCGATGCAGTTGTCATTAATGAACCAGTATTTACACTTCCTCCACCACCTGGAAATGAAAAAGAATTCCAAGTTACTGTGGGGAAAAATGAAATTGGTGGGTTAGCTGGATTTATAGTAGCCTGATATAATGAAGAACTAGCCTCTAACCAAACTATTTGATTATCTGTAACTTGTTCTACAATTGCATTCTGCATTTCTGCAGCAGTCTCAAATATTTTAAAGGCTCCTTTAATATATTTAATATCCGCTAAGGGGAGTGAACCGGTAGCACTTGCGGCTAAGACTAAATTCTCTGGTACTGATATTGCCATTTTTTAATTTTTATTTAGTTATTAGGTTGGTACAGAACCACTTGCTGCGTTTGCAGGTATCATTCTCATATAAATATTACCATCAGTTGAATTAAATCGATCTGTTGTTGCTATCATATACCAGTTTGTATACCCATTTACTGCAGTGCCTAATGTTAAGTTTAATACTTGGGTTTCTTTAATATCATTATCTAACCCTCCAGTTGAATTTTGGAATGAATTTTCTACAGAAACAAAATTTACAAATTGTCCTGAAGTAGAGTTACCTGAATTTGGATCACTTGTTGTAAAACTTGTAGGTAATTCAGTCATATTTCCACCATTAGGTATAAATACTATTACTCTTTGGAATCCACTTGTACCTGCTCCAAGGTTACTTCCTGATATTAAATTGTCAGGTGTAGTTCCTGTATCATCTAATCTTCTTACTGATTGATAAGGACCTCCATATGAAAAATTAATAGAAGCATCTCCTAAAGTATCAGAGTTTACAACACTATCTAAAAGTCCATAAGTAGTAGCTACTGTTGGAACTGGAGGTGTTGCACCACTTCTAGAAGATATACCAAAAGCAAAATCAAAATCAGCATTTAAGTCCATAGTATAAACATATCCTGTGTCTGCTGCAGCTGGTGCTGCTATAGTAATTGATATTGGTTGAGTAGTTGATTTTCCGTAAGCATCAGTACCTACACCATTTAAACTGTAAGATCCAGTTTGTAATGAACTAGCTCCTACATTTAAATTCCAAGTTCTTGAAGAACCTGCACCTGGATTAGGCCCTAGAGTAAAGCTACCTGCATCTGTTCCTGATAAGGTTAAACTTTCAATATTTTCTCCTTGTGAATCTGAAACATTTATTGTTCCTATTGTTGTTCCTGGGGATTGAGAACCTGTAAATCCACCCGCTCCTAAACTAAATGCTACACTTGGGGCAAGATTTTCTGATACTTCTATAGTATAAGATTGTCTATTTTCTGTTCCAAATGTGTTTGAAGCTGTTACACTAAAATTAATAAGATCACCGTCTGTATATGATCCACTAATGTCTGAAGCTGCAAATATTTGTTGAGTTCCATTAAAATCAAGTACGCTTGAAGGGCTATTAATAGTCCATGTTACTGTTTCATTTTGAACACTATATGTACTTGTATTTCTAGCTACTGTTCCAGTGTATCCATTAGTATTAGTATAAGCAAAATCATTTGTTTCTGCTGATTCTATTATATAAGCTCTTGTACTCCAATTTTTATTTATAGAAGGAGCTGTATCATCATCTATGTCTATATCAATTAATGCTGTGTCAGTTCCTGGATCATATTGATCTCTAACTGTTACTTGGTAAACATATTTATTTATTAAATCTGAATTAACAAATACACCATTTTTTCTAGTAATATATCCTGCTGATGTTATTTCAAAAGCATCTTCTGTTGGATCCGATTGACCTCCACCTGTATATGTTCCTATAGGAACGTTTACACCATCTATTGATAAAGATTGTAGTGTAAAATTTGAATAAGTAATTACATCTCCTACATCATTACCATCTGCTGAAAGTTGTCCTACATTTCTGTACTCACCACTTACTAAACCTTGACCATTATTAACATTAACATTTTCATTAATATCAAATTGTTGATCATTGATGGTTGGGGTAGCATTATCTAATACTCTAATTTGATAAGGTAAATAAGTTATAGATGTTGGGTCTTGTCCACTTTGATAATGTTCATCACTTGCTGTTAAAACAAACTCATATTTTGGGTTTGTATCATAATCTAGTGAAGATGTAGTTTGTGTTAAAACTACATTAGTAGCATTAATTGTTAAAGTAAAAGCATTATTAAATGCTGTAGATAAGGATCCTGTTTGTATTGTGATTGTATCACTATTTATATCTGTGAAATAAACGGTGCCATTTGATTTAGCTCCTGCAGCTGAACTTTCTGATAATGAAGCTGTAAAGTTTGTGGATAATACATTACCTCCTATACTAGTTTCTCTAAAAACAGGTGCTGTATTACCTGCTATTCTAATATATAAATTTTTATCTACTGTAGCTCCATTTATATCAGTACCTCTAACTGGGAATAATACTGCATCATATCCCTGTGAGTTATCATTTTCTAAGGATTCTGTTAATAAAGTTGTTTGAACTGATATTACACCATTACTAGCTACTCTAAAATCATCAGTTGTGTATGAACTTTGAGTTTGGAATGTTACTACACCTTCTGGATCTGTATATGCTATAGTACCTACTGTAGTACTTTGAGCTGAATATTCATCTACATCAAATACTAAAGAATCAATTACAGGAGGAGTATTTGCAAAATATGCTTGTTCTAAGAAATCTACTACATTATTAGTTCCATAATTTTCACCATATATCCCTGTAGGTTGATATTGATTTGAAATAGCTCTATTACCATCAAATACCATAAAAGATGAAGTAACAGAATATGAAGCACTTGTTACAGATCCTGATAATATTCCTGTTCCACCTAAATTAGATATTGTTTGAGCTGAACTTGAAACTGTTCCTGATGGAACTGAAACTGATCCTGATAAAATTCCTGTACCATCTAAGTTAGCAATTGTTTGTGCTGATGATGATACTGTTCCTGAGGGTACTGATGTTGATCCTGAAAGTATTCCTGTACCATCTAGATTAGCAATTGTTTGAACTGAGCTAGAAACAATACCTGAAGGTAATTGTGAAGATCCCGAAATAATTCCTGTAGGTAACTGTGAAGATCCTGAAATTACACCTGAAGGTAAACCTGCTATTATTTGTGCAGATGATGATACTGTTCCTGATGGGATAGATGCTCCTGAACCAGTATTTAAAATAATAATTTTACCACCCATAGCTGGATGTGAAGTACATTGATAGTATAAAACATCTGGAGTATCAAATTGTACATTCCATAATAAGGTTCCATTTGAAACATTATTATTTGTTACACCATCATTATAAGCAGTACCTGCTGAACCTGTAATGGTAGATTGTATTCTAAATGGGTGAGCACCCATATTATTAGTAAACTTATATTGTTGGCCTCTAATTAAATATATTATTGGATCATTTTCAGCTCCAGTTAAACCTGGCCCTGTAAACGTATAATCTGAAGAACCATTTGCTCCTAAAGTCCATTCAGATGTATAAGTAGCTATTATTGCAACATCAGCAACTGATGAACTTGCTACAGACATTGAACTTGTTTCAGTTTGATTTATATATCCTAATCCTGCTATTTGTGCTGATGATGATACTGTTCCTGAGGGTACAGATGTTGATCCCGAAAGTATTCCTGTTCCATCTAAGTTAGCAATTGTTTGTGCCGAACCTGAAACAACTCCTGAGGGTAATTGTGAAGAAATAGATCCTGATAAAACACCACTTCCTCCTAATACTTGAACTGAACCCGAAACTGTGCCTGAAGGTAAATTTGCTATAGTTTGTACAGAAGATGAAACAACCCCTGAAGGTAACTGGGATGATATAGATCCTGATAAAATTCCTGTCCCACCTAAAACTTGAACTGAACCCGAAACTGTACCTGAAGGTAAATTAGCAATTGTTTGTGCTGAACTTGAAACTGTTCCTGAAGGTACTGATGTTGATCCTGATAAAATCCCTGTTCCACCCAAGTTAGCAATTGTTTGAACTGAACCAGAAACAACTCCCGAAGGTAGTTGTGAAGAAATAGATCCTGATAAAACTCCTGATCCTCCTAATACTTGAACTGAACCTGAAACTGTGCCCGAAGGTAAATTTGCTATAGTTTGGACTGAACTTGAAACAACTCCTGAGGGTAACTGGGATGATATAGATCCTGATAGAACTCCCGATCCTCCTAATACTTGAACTGAACCTGAAACTGTACCTGAAGGCAGGTTAGCAATTGTTTGTGCTGAACTTGAAACTGTTCCTGAAGGTAATTGTGAAGAAATAGATCCTGATAAAATTCCTGTCCCACCTAAAACTTGAACTGAACCCGAAACTGTTCCTGAGGGTAAACCTGCTACTATTTGTGCCGATGATGATACTGTTCCTGATGGTACAGATGTTGATCCTGATAAAATTCCTGTACCATCTAAGTTAGCAATTGTTTGTGCTGAACTTGAAACTGTTCCTGAAGGTACTGATGTTGATCCTGATAAAATTCCTGTTCCACCTAAATTAGATATGGTTTGTACAGAAGATGAAACAACCCCTGAAGGTAATTGAGATGATATTGAACCAGACAAAACACCACTTCCTCCTAATACTTGAACTGAACCTGAAACTGTACCTGAAGGTAAACCTGCTACTATTTGTGCTGATGATGATACTGTTCCTGAGGGTACTGATGTTGATCCTGATAAAATTCCTGTTCCTCCTAAATTAGATATTGTTTGTACTGAGCTAGAAACAATGCCTGAAGGCAATTGTGAAGATCCTGAAATTGTACCAGAAGGTAGTCCTGCTACTATTTGTGCCGATGATGATACTGTTCCTGATGGTACACTTCCTGATCCACTTCCTATTAATTTCCAACCAGAATTTAAGTTGTAAGAACCTGTATCTGTTAATACATAAAGTTCATTTGTGTCTCTTTGAAATACGATTAAACCATTAAATACATTTACAGCACTAAAAGATAATCTTGCTGCCTGATCGGCAACTGTCATCCTTGAATCTACTGGTTCATTATTAGTTATTTGAAATCCCGCTGGTAATACTATTGGCATTTTATTTAATTTTTTAAGTTGCTAAAACATATTCTGCAGTTGTACCTGCGTATCCTGCTTGTAGTGTTGTTGATTTATAAATTTTATATCCTCCAACAGTTGCATATACTGCTCCTCCAAAAGTAGTAGGTAGTACATCAAATGAAGTAGATCTTTCTTTAATACTTGCTAAATCAGCTCTAGAAGAATCATACACTATATATTGATATTTGTCTCCTGTCCATGTAATATCTGCATTGTAACCATTTGGATCCGTAGTTCCTTTTGATATAGGTCCAATAGTTCCTCCTAATGTTGTATCCCAAGAAGCTAAATCATATAATTCACTATCTGTAAATCCTACTTGAGCTGAAGCTCCAACTCTTACACTTCTAATTCTAGTATAAACTGTATTAGCTGAGGTTCTAGATGCTAAAGCAGAATTACTTGGTTTTAATGCTGGGGAGTTATCATCTCCATTTGTACCCGAAGATGAATAGGCTGCTGTTGCATTTATTGAGAATTGTTGATCTTCTCCATAACTGCCTAAGCTAACACTTCCACTAACATTTGATGGTACAGGTCCTGCTGGGAAATGAGGATAATTCATATCCATATCAACAAATACCCAATTTCTTTCATTTGAACCTCTAGATGAGGTATAAGATATAGTTCCTGTAGCTCCTACTTCTATTTGATTTGAACCAACACCTAATTGAGCTGTTGCTGTAGTTGATACAGTTGGAACATCTGCTGCTAATTTGGTAACAGTTAAATTAAGATCTACAGAAGATGAAACAATTGATCCATCTGATGGATTACTTGAAGTGATATTTAATCTATAAGATCTTGATCCTGTAGTGTTAGGTGAAACTGATAAACTAGTTCCAGTTCCTACTGGTCCCTGTAATGTAGCTTCACTTCCTGCTGTAGTTTCTAATAATGAAGCACTTATTAATGTATAAGCTCCTAAATTAAATGATCCTACAACATCATATGTATCAAATACTTTATTAAATCTGTCTGTAGCAAAAGCATCTCCTGTATTATTTAATGCTGGGGTTGGTGCAGTAGGTGTACCAAATATAAATGTTAAAGTTCCTGCATTAAAATTAACAATAACATCATTGTCAAAATCTTGTACTACTATATTTTGAACTACTTGGGAAACATCTGAATTGTATGTTATATCAGTTCCCCCACTTCCACTTATTTCATAATTTACATTTCCAACTCTTAATGAAGAGAGTGCTATAGAAGCACTTCCTGTTGGATTAGCTATAACATCTGTTCCTCCTCCAGAACTTGTTGGTAAAGCAACATCAAATGTGCTAGCATCACCTTTAGTAAAAGTCATTGTACTAGCAGAAACCGAGGCAGTTACTACAGCATTAGCTGAAC